TCATCTCATTACAGTTTTCGTCTTCTCCGCTTCTTCCGTGGTATTTTCCGTGGGACTCGCGGCTTCGAGAGCTGCTTGCGCGGCCCGCGCACGCTCTGATGCACGCTGCATCGCCTCCATCACATCGTCGTCCGTGACGTGGGCGTACTTCGTCGTCGTGCCGATGTCCTCGTGACGGAGGAGCCGCTGCACGATCTTGAGGTTGGCACCCGACCGCAGCAGGCGCGTGGCGGCCGTGTGCCGGTTGTCGTGGAAGCGGAAGTTCTCGATGTCGGCTTGCGGCAGCACCCGGCGGAAGGCGGTTTGCAGCCCGGATCGCGTCATTGGCAGGCGCTCGCCGCGTACCCGGCCTTCGCGCGTGCGGGCGACCTCGTAGGTGAAGACGGCATCCGGATGATGCCCGCGCAGGGGCCACAGCAACTCGCGCATGTCGGGTGTCAAAGGAATCGTCGCGATCTTCGAGCCCTTGCCGAGCACGGTGATCTGCCGCCCGCCGAAATCGACGTCTTCCCAACGCAGTCGCCAGACCTCCCCAAGCCGCAAGCCGGTCATGAGCACGAACCGGATCACCGGCTGATAATCGGGCCGCAGGGTCGCGAACAGCCGCGCCTCCTCTTCGTCCCGCAACTCGCGCACGCGCTCCCGCGGCTCGCGCAGGAGGTGGTCGCGCCATGAGATGTCCGCGACCGTCTCCTTCCATGTGCGTCGGGCACGGTTCAGGATCTTGCGCAGCGGCTCGGTGACGGTGCGGTTGACGGTTGCGTTCGAGACCAGGCGCGCGGGCTTCGCCGGCGTGCTCTTCTTCCGGTTCTGACCGGATCGCACCGCCTCACCACGCCGGATCGCAACGATGCCGGCGACGAGCTTGTCGTCGATCTCGGAAAGCCCGCGCTTGGGGCCGACGTGCTGCTTGAGCCACGCCAGGGACCACAGGGTATCATCCCCGCCCCCCGCGTGATGTTGCCCGACCTCGGTCCAGTAGCGCGAGGCGGCGACCTCAAACGTCATCGGCGCTGAGGCGCGCGACCGCTCTTCCTTCAGGGTCGAGCGGGCGGCCTCACGTTCCCGGTTCTCGATGCGCTCTGCCTCGCGGCGCGTCGTTGCGCCCGTAGAGCCTGAAAATCGACGACCTCGGAGCTTGAAGTCGTAGGACCACGTCTCCGCCCCGGGCCGCTTGTAGACGGACATTCAGTCCTCCGCTGGCGCTCGCGAAACCGAGCCAGATCCTCAGGGTCGAACATCTTACGGCGGCGCTTCAAGCCCAAACCGACGGCGATGTAGCTGATGAGCCCGTTGCTTACGAGCGAGTGGAGGGTTCGCTTCGAGACGCCGAGGTACTGCGCCGTCTGCTCGAAGTCGTAGAGCGGGCGTTCTCCGGTAGCACTCACGGCTTCCCGCCCTCCCCGCTCGATCCGCCGGTGAAGGTCCGTTCGGTGGCATCGCCGCCGGCGGCGAGAACCGCGCGGGCAAACAAGCGAGAGTCCGGTCGGTCCATGGACGGATCGACGGCGGGCGCGGGCGAAGCGCTCATTGCAGTGCCTCGCACATGAACAGATCGAGAGTGCCCTCGCCGAGCTTTCGCGCGCGCGTGGCTTTGGCGTTCTTGGTGCGGGACGCTTGGTCCCACCGGTTGTGGCAGAGCTGGCAGAGGGCCGCGAGGTTGGCCGGGTCGTTGTTGCCCGGATCTTGATCCAGGTGCGCGACCGTGAGGACGACGATCGATCCCGTATCCGGATGCCGCTCACCTTCTCGTGCAGGGCAGTTCGGCCGCTGTGGGGTGCCCTCGCAGCGGTTGCCCGAGCGCTGCAGGATCGGGGCGCGCACGCCCCGTTTCCACGCGATCGAGCGGATCGATCCGCCGGGATAGAGCTTCTGCCGTTCGCGGGAGATCGGCATCAGGCCTCTCCCGCTACGTTTCGGCGAGGAACCGCTCGCCGGCTTCCGTCAGCCACCGCCGCGCCTTGAAGCCCCGTCGGCATTGATCGACGAGGCCGGCGTGTCGCAGCGCCTCGTACCGCCGAGGGTCGATCAGCCTTCCCTGCTGCACCTGCCTCAGGGCGATCCGGGCGGCTTCGCTCCGCTGCTGCATCGGTTTCCTCCTGCTTGGGGGCGCGCCAGCTCTGCGACCATTCCGGGCCGAGCAGCCCGTCGCAGCTCGGGACGATCAGGCGCTGCTCGATGGCGCGGCGAGCGACGCCGGCCGGGATCGGCCGTCCGGAGGGGTGAAGGTCGAAGCGGCCGGACTCGGCGATCAGGATCTCGCCGGCGGCCAGGTGCTGCAGCAGTTCCAGGACCGGGCGGGCCGTGCGCTTCTTCGGCAGCGAGACGATGAACGGGATGGGGGCGGTCGCCTCGGCCGCGGGCGCCGGCGCGATCGCGCCCGCCCACTCGGCGTCGTTGGCGCTCCAGGCCCGCCGGCGGCGCTCGGTGAGGGCGCGCAGCTCGACCTCGGCAAGCCATTCGCCGAGCCGCTTGGCCGGGCCCGGCACGAAGTAGGTCCAGGGCTCGGCCGCGGCGCGCACCTTGCGGAAGGCGCGGCGCAGCGACAGGACGAGAGCGAGCTGCGGCGGCAGGCTCACGAGGTAGCCACCGGGCACGTCGGCCACGCCGATCGGGGGCGCGACGGAGATCACCGGCGCCCCTCCCCGATCGCGACCACGGGCGCGCGCAAGTACTCGACGTGGCGCGGGTCGCAGACGACGGGGAGGAAGCGGCCGTCCACCTTCACCCGAAGGCCGTTGTCGCCGGCGCGGCGCGGGGCGATGGTGCCGGCCTCACCGGTCTCCGTGAGGCGCACGCGGACGCCGAGGGCGCAGGGCGCGCCCGGGTAGCGCTGGCGGATCGAATCATAGACCATCGGCGGGCGCCTCCGGCTCGCCGGGCTCGAAGCTGGCGGTGACGGCGTCCGACAGATCGGCGAGGCGTAGGGCGATCGTTTCCTTGATCGCGGGCGCGGCGCCGGCGGCGAGCTGGTCACGGACGCAGCGCTCGAAGAGATCGAACGCGGCCTCGCCGGCGACGTCGAGGTCGCGCTCCGGGTGGAGCGGCCGGCGGCAGGGCAGGATCAGCACCGCCGGGGCGAGGACCGGCGCGGCGGTGTACTGATCGAGGCCGGGCGGGAACCCGACCTGCTCGAAGAAGTAGTGGATGCTGCCGAGGTCGATGCCGATGCCGACGACGGCCACATCGACGGCGCTCCAGCCTTCCCACCTCACAAGGTCGGCGACGAAGGCAGCCGGGCGGCTCACGACAGGATACCCCAGCCGTAGATGATGCCGGCGGTGACCACGCAGAACGCCACGATGTCCCGAAGGTGGCCGAGGCCGAGCGCCCACGGTTCCTCCGAGGCGGCGGCGACGACGAGCTGCGCCGTGCGCGACAGGACGAGGTCGATCGAGTCCTCGATGTCATCGAAGGGAAAATCGCCGTCCGCCTTCAGGGCGGCGATCGCGGCGTTCCGGCTCGCCCGTGCGGCGGCCGGCTTGCGGACGAGGCTCCGGGCCAGGGGCTCGACGGGCTTGATGCGGTCGCGCTGGATCACGAGGTCGGCTCCTGTTCGTCGGGGAAGGTTCGGAGGCAGGCCGCGACGGCGAGCCACAGGGCGTGCGCTTCGTCGTGCTCGAGGAGCGCGGTCTCGGCGCCGGCGGCCGACAGCGCCGCTGAGGCGCGGCTGGCGCGATCACGGGTGAGGATCAGGAGCGTGCCGGCGCCGAGATCGAGGCGCAGGGCCTCGGCGTCGCTCTCGCGAACCGGGCCGCGGCGGCGCGGCTTCGGTGTGTTCGCGGCGGCGTGGCGGGCGGCGTCCGCCGCGCCCATGGCCGACCGTGCATCCTCGACCAGTTCGGCGAAGAGATCCTCCGGCAGCACGTCGAGGATGTTCGTGACCGCCGGGATACCGCGCCGGCCAGCGCGGGCGTTGGCGATCGCGGTGGCGGCGGCGCGCACATCGGCCGAGAGAATGTCGGCGGCGTTGCTCATGACCGCACCTTCGGAATCGGATGAAGGGGGCCGCGCAGGTTTTCCGGCGGCGGAAAGCTGAACAGATCCTCGCCGCCTCGCCATTCGGCATGAAGGATCTGCTGAAAGCCCTTCAGGCGGTTCCAGGCCCCGCCCAGCCAGAGGCTGTGAGGCAGGCGCTCGCAGTTGAGCGCCCACATGGAAAGCTCGGTGAGATCCGCCTCGAACTGGCCTGCGCTAACGATCGGGCGGCGCCCGCCGAGACCGGAAGACGTCGGCCAACCATCGATCGCGGTGCCTTCATCACGGGACGGGTCGAACACCTGGCCAAACAGCGAGCGCAGCGGGTGGTCGAACCCGAGCACGATCCGGCAGTGATTGAAGTCGACGAGGACGTGCCGGCTCATGATCGCGCGGCGATCGGCGCGAGGGCATGGGCCGGATCGCCCAGCTCGGTGGCGTGGAGGAGCACGCGATCGCCGTTGTGGAAGTGGACGAGCACCACTTCCTGATCGAGCGGCAGGCGGTCGTAGGCAGCGCGGAAGGCGAAGCGGTGGGTGCGGGCGTCCTCGACGCCGCTTTCACTCCACGGCCGGCCGGTCACACGGTCGTACCAATCGACCACCTCGGGCGTGGTGCCGGCAAAGGAGCCGGACGCGACCGTTACCCGGCGGCCGGCATGGGGATGGGCGCTGTGATGAAACGACATTGCCAGGCTCCACCGCATGTGCGGCGGCGCAATAATTCCCCCAAACCGGGGGAAAATCAACCCCATATCGGGGGAATTGACCGTTGAGCTCGGCGGACTTCCAGGCCGCCGGTGAACGGCTCTCGGGGGATTAAGTCTCGTGCTACCTCGGCTTGAGCCACGTCATTAGCGCGCTCCAAGCGACCCGCTTATCTCGCAACGTTTCAAACCCCATCCCGACCAAATCGAACACATCCGGACTTGAGCCGGGATAAATCCGTCGAATGAGGATATCACCACCCTCAATTTGAACAAAGCAGAGCTTCTCTAAGTGCTCGCTTGGGACGCCAACTCGCTTTTCGTCATGATAAATGAAGTAATTCTCGATGGCGATACCCGGCACAGAGACCCCCTTGTCCACCAATAGGGCTACGGTCTCAGAAGTTGCATCATTTGGACGAGGCGCTACGCAGTTGATATCCCCGCTACTCGCGTAGTGCACAGTGCCGCCATGAGACACAGTTCCCACGACTGGGATTTCATGACTGGCAGAAATAATCTCGGAGAGGGCAACACCATAAATCTGAGCCGCCTGCGAAATACGATCCGCAGACAGGCGACGTTCGCCCGATTCGATCTTCTCGTAGCCCTTAGACGATAGACCGAACGCCTCGGCCGCGTCCTGGAGGCGCCAGCCGCGCCGCTTCCGTAGGATTTTGAGATTGTGCTGCATCACTGCAGGACTTTGCTCACAGGCCTGCGATGCGTCTTCCGACATGTTGGGGGGCAGCCCACTTGACTCGATCCCCCAAAGCGGGGGAGTTGGTGGCAGCAGGACTCGACTCATGAAACTTCGAGAATGGATGAGCGCGAACGACCATGACGACGCGACCTTCGCGGCGGCGGTCGCGTCTCGCCTTCCTCAAGGTGAAACGTGCTCGAAGAAAACAGTCGAGAAGTGGAGGTACGGCACTAGAACGCCGCGCCGCAAAGCTTTGTCGGTCATATCGCACATCACGGCGGGCTTAGTGACGCCCAATGACTTCGCAGACATTACCGAACGGGCTTCGACACCTGTTGCTCCATCGGCAACAGGCGCAGAGAAGGTAGCTTGATGCGCGCGACTCACCTCCCCCTTCTATTTAGCGGCTTGGGAGTCGCATTCGGCGCGGCGGCGGTCGCGGTCACTGCCGCGCACGCCTACCGGGATCATCGTCGGCGTCGGGCTTTCATCGCTGCCCTGCCGCGCATGATGAAAAGGTACGAGGACGACACGACGGAGGAACTCCGCCGCATGGTCTCGGGCGGTTAGATGCGCTGGCCTTCCTTGATCTCGGCAATCCGCTTGCGCAGTTCCAGCAGCCCCTCGGCGTGGCCCTTCGAATATGCATCCCGGGCTGCTTTGTGGAGCGCAACAGGCGGTTCGGCCTCCAACGATTGCAACACGGAAGCCAGCAATTCCGGATCTCTCCACCTCAGGTCGACCAGCAAGGTGCCGATGGCCCGGTGCATCACCTTCGAGCGCCCCTTCTCCATCCAGAATTGTCGCTCGAGCGTCGCGAGACGCTCTTCGAGTCCGTCGTCGTTCATGAATGTCTCCAGAGGCATGGGCGTCGGCGCGGGGAATCGGGTTGCCGCCCGATTCCCCACCCTCATAGCCTCCGGACATCTGCGCAGCCCCGCAATAGTCGCCGGGGGCGCGCGATGACCGAAGCCAGTCACCCGGGGCCCCTCCTGAAAGCGTTGTGATGCGTATCCCGGCCCTCGTCCTGGCTTTTGTGATCCTGATTGCGGCGCTGCCGCTGATCCTTCGACTCGATTCCGCCCTCCGGTCGCGCCAGCGCGGCCGCGCCCTCGTCGAGGCTGGACGCATCGCCCTGGCGGCAGCGGCCGCATCGGTGCTGTTCCTGATCGCGGCGAGGGCGCGATGAGCGAACCCGCCCCATCGTCCTGGTTCTCGGACCTCTATGCCGGCGTGGCCGACTATGCCGACGCCGCGCTGCGCGGCACGGCAGAGGCCGGCGAGGCGATGGGGGCGCAGCTCGCAGCGGCGCTCGCCCGGGTCCAGGCCCTGCCCGAGGAAGCCGCCGCGGCGGTGTCGGCGCTGACGGCCGCGCTCGATGCGGTGCTTCCGCCCGGGCATGATCCCCTCCTCGCGGCCCCTCGGCCGCCCGCGGAAGCGTGTCCGGCCAATTCCCGACCGGACGGCGGAATCGGGATGACGCCGCGGCCCGTTCCCCGGCGTCTCACGGTGCGGCCGGAGGCCTTCGCGCAGTTCATCCGCGCCCGGCACCCGCACAAGCCGGCCGAGCAATGCGCGGCGCTCACCGGGATTCCCTTCGACAGCGTCAACAAGATGCTGGTGCGGGAGAGCCTGCCCAACGGGCGCAACTTCCTGCTCTGCATCATCGCCTACGGGCCCGAGCTGCTGGCGGTGGTGATGCCCGACGCGGATGAGCGGTGGCTCGCCGGCGCGCGAATCCTCGCCGACCAAGCCCATCTCGAGAATGAGCTGGCGCGCGTCCGCGCCGCGATGGCCGAGAACACCGGGCGGTGGTCGTTCTGCGGGATCAGCTTCGGGGGGGCGCTATGAGCCCGCCCAAGATGTATCGGCCCCCCGCCCGCGAGCGGGAGATCCCGCGGTGTGCGTGCGGCTGCGGCGAGGATGGCTGCTTCGGCTTCCCCGGCCCGGTCTTCTACGCCCGCAAGCACTGGCCGGATGGTTTCGTCATCACCGACGAGCGCGGGCGGTTCACCGGCGAGAAGCCGGCGTTCCGCGCGGAGCCCCAAGCGGGCGCACCCCCGCCATCCGACCTGTTCGGCCTTACAGAACCCGCCCGGCGCCTGACGAACCGGCCCCCGGGCTTTACGGCGCGCCGCCGCACATGAGCGGCCGGCGGGATGCTCCCTCCCGCCAAGTCCAGACTCCGAATCCGAATCGATTCCTATCGGGCGTGATCATGCGTAACCGTGCGCCGTTGCTGAATCCGCGTGACATCGAACGGGTCCGGCGCGCGCTCGAGGCCGAGGAAGCCGAGGCGGCGACGGCGCGCATGAAAGCCGGCCGGACCCATGTGAAATTTCACCAGGGTTCGGGCCGCTCGCTGGACGTGATCGGGCGGCTCGCCGGCGTCTCCGGACGCACGGTCCAGAAGATCCGCGAGATCTACGCCGCGCACGCGGCCGACCCGGATCGGTACGCCAAGGTGGTCGCCGACATGGAGGCCTCGAGCAAGGTCGACGGCGCGCACCGGAAGATGCTTCGGCTCCAGGACGAGGCCCGCGTGGCGCGGCTGCGCCCGGTCGCGGGCCGATTCCTGACGCTCGCGTTCGACCCGCCTTGGGAGGACGAGAGCGTTTCGGAGGGGCAGCGCCCGCCCTACGCCACCATGAGCGTCGACGCGCTGCGCGCCATGCCGGTCCCGGCCTGGGGCCTGGACGAGGGGCACATCTACATCCACGCGCCCGGGCCGTTCCTCGCGATCGCGATCGAGCTGGCCGGCGCCTGGGGGTACGACTTCAAGACGGTGATCGGCTGGAAGAAGCCGCATTTCTCCATGGGCCGCTACTTCCGCACCATCGAGGAGTTCGTGGTGTTCGGAGTGCGCGGCGGCCTCATGGTCCGGCGCCAGGACCTGCCGAACCACTTCGCCGGCCCGGTGGGCGAGCACAGCGAGAAGCCCGAGGCGTTCTACGACCTCGTGCGCGCGGCGAGCTTCCCGCCCTACGGCGAGGGCTTCCAGCGCCAGGCGCGGCCGGACTTCACCAACCTCTACATCGAGTCGCCCTCGATGGCGGTGGCGGCGGAATGAGACCGCTCCTCCGCCTGCGCCCGCCCATCCGCGGGCCCCCTCACCTTCCCCGGAACGATGACCGCCGTCGCGCGCTGAATCGGCGAACTGCGCCCGCTTGCCCCCGGGCGGCGCACCTCCGATTCTGCGCAGCCTCTCGCTCGTGCCCTGTTCAAGGCCCCCCTTGGCAGGCGACCGGCGAAGCTTTGCCCGATCCGTCGGGCTCGGCCGGCGGTCTCCCCCTCCCCTCAATCAGCCCAACGCCGCGCGCGACCCGCGATTCCGGCGATGGGCTTTCGCGTGCCCGGAGCCGGACAGGCTTCGCGGCGCAACGCTCCCCCTTTGCCTGAAAGGGCCCGCCAAGAGGCGCCCACCATGTCGATCGAAGCGATTTCCTGGGTCATCAAACAAGACATCCCCGACGGCGTGGCCAAGCTCGTCGCCATGGTGCTGGCCGACTATGCCGACCGGCACACCGGGGAGGCGCACCCGAAGATCAAGCAGCTCGCGCAGGCCTGCTCGCAGTCGGAGCGATCGGTGCAGCGCAAGCTTCGGGTGCTCCAGGATCTCGACGTCATCACCATCCAGAACGGCCACTGCCCGAAGTCCGGGCGGCAGCGGGCCAACAGCTACATCCTGCATCTGCCGGACGTGGACGTGCCCGGGCGGAACGAACGCTCGGTGAGGGGTGACCAGAACGGCGCAGGATCGGGAAAGCCTAGCTTGAGGGGTGACTTTGGGACACCCCAAATTTCGGCCGAGGGGTGCCCGTCTGTCACCGGGGAGGGTGACAACGTTGTCACCGGGGAGGGTGACTCCCCTGTCACCCCCATAGAGAATCCGTCAGATTCAACCGTCAGAAAAGAATCCCCCCATCCCCCCGGTGGGGGGGCAGGCGTGGTTCAAAAACAATTCCGGGGTAATCCCCCATCGGCATCGGCCGAGCGCATCCTCCAAGCCGGGCGATCGCCACCAGGACGGCTTACGGGGCCGGCGGCCGAGCAATTCGCCCGGCTCTGGGCGGCCTTCCCCGAAGGCGGACGCCTGGATGCCGACCGCAGCATGGCCGAGCGGATCTTCGCCGCATTGCCTCCGGCCGATCGCGACCTCGCCGTGAGCGCGGCCGGAACCTACGCGGCGCACCTCGCCAAGCATCCGGGCCGCTCGGCAAAGGCGCTGCACACCTGGCTGCGCACCCGCCGATTCGAGAACGCTCGGCCCAGCGCACCGCCGGCCGCGGCGATCGCGGCGACCCGCGTGTTCGTCGAAGAGGGTACGCCGGCCTGGAACGCCTGGATGGCTTTCCGCCGGGCGCGGGGTGAGGGCCGGTGCGCGACGACGTCGAAGGCCGGCTACGTCAATTCAGGCTGGTACTTCCCGAGCGAATGGCCGGTAGCGGCCGACGGGGTGCGGGCGGCGTGAAGCGGAAGGGTCATCCGCCTTTCGCTCAGCTGGAGGGCCGCAGATGGTGAACACTTGTGGCCCGACTTTACATGATTAACGCCGGCATCCAATGAGTTGCTGCCCTTCACACCAGCCAAAATCCTAAAATCGTTCTACCCCTGCTCATATTTGAATCGATCTATAGATATAATTGTGACTATAAATCATTTTGGTTGAATTCATTTTTTCTATGTGCGAAAAATATATCGACTTTCTTCAAGTAAGATAAGTGTATTGTGGCGTCGCAATGATCGCATTGATATTTTGTAACTGTCGCAAACCACCTGCCAGTCTTTGCATGATGTGTTCCGCAGTACGGGCACGGATGTTCTAACAAGACTTTGTACAGAGCCGGAGACAGAGTCATAATATTTCCTGCAGCAATTCAAGATTGCTATCCGTGATTATTAGATAGATATTTTTGAAATAATTACAAGAAATTTCTAATAAACCTATGTTTTATTTTTGTGCGATCTAATTGACAATTATAGATCATAGTAATTTTTATATCTTTCGATACCGCATCGTGGCCCAAGCCAACTCTTTTGGAGTGAGGTTGGAGGTTCTGAGGCAAGGCTCTTTCGTTCCACAACGCCATCGCCGTGGACTGTGCTATCGCGCCTCACCGCTAACCCTTAATTCCCATTTACAACCTGTGACCGGGCAGTGGTGGGTGCATGTTGGGCGATGTCGCTGACAGAGGGGGAGGTCGCGCGATGGATGATCATGGCGCAGCAGGCCGACCGACGCTTTCCGAATCCATGGCATGACAAGCCGCTTCGGTGGCCGGATCGCTTCGTCGAAGATCCGGACCATAGGCGAGCGGTGAAGCTGTGGGTCTGGTGCGAGGCTAAAGGCGAGTCCTTCCGTGACGTGTGTGGCCGGCGCGGCCTGCCCTATACATCCGCGCTTCGCCACCGACAGGCCGCGATGCAGCGCATCACCATGCTGTTGAACCTTGAGCGGTCGCTGGAACGCGACAGTAACTTGGTGGTTTGAAGCGGCACCGTTTTAGACTCTTGACAGTGGTGCAACCGGGCTCGACGCCTCGCGTACAGGCAGCGACAGAGACTGCCCTGATAGGGGTGCTTTCGGTGTCCGGTCGTCGCAAGTCCAAGCCTGTTACGCTCGCCGGCAGGGCAGCGTTGAAGCAAGTTCCCACGCACACGCTTTCAGAGAACGGCCCGACGCCGGAACGGCTGATGCAAGCCGGTGTCACGGTGGCGATGCAGCTCGGCACCCGCCAGACACAGATCATCGGCAAGGCGTCGCCCTTCGGCATCGAGGGTGTGATCCGCCTCGCCTCGGCGCCGCTCGATCGTCTCCATTCCCGCGGGCGCCTGGATGACGACGGCGCGCGCAACAGCCAGCTCCACGATGCCGGCGACAAGCTCCGCAACCACTACTATCTCGGCGGCCTGTCCGGTTTTGCCGCGAATGACCTGAACAGCACCGGCGGCGGCCATCCGTCGAGCCGGGTGCCGATCTCCGAAACCATGGAGAGCAACCGGCGCACCCTACGGCTCGCCGAGGCCGCGATGCACGCGGGTGATTGGAAGGTGGTCAACGCCGTGGTTTGCCTCGAGGCGGATCTCGAAGAGGCAGGCCGGGCGGTCGGCTGCAACAACGTTCATGCCGCCAACGCGGTCGCCCTCGATCGCTTGCGCCGCGGACTCGGTGCGCTCGCCGAGCTGTGGGGCTACTCGCCGCCGCAGCGGCCGACGCCGGCGGCGCCCAGGGCCGGCAACGATACAACCTCTCCGGCCGCGGTCGCCTGAGCCCCCTGGAAGTTCACCAGATGGGGCGTCGCGCTGTGCTGCACGATGTGGAAGTGCGCGCGGTTGCCTGTCACGACCTCGGCCACGGCGTCGATCGCCTGCATCAGGTGCGAGATGGAGGCGTAGAGGGGATCCCGGATCGGGCCTCGCGTGTGCATCCTGACACATGCGGCCCGCAGCTTGCCGGCCTCCGCCAGGAAGGCTTGTTTCTCTCCCTCAGAGAGGAAGCGTTTCGAGCGGCGGCGGGACATGAGAACAAACGTAGCACGCAGCCGCGATTCCGACGAGCCTCGTTGAGTCAAACGGTCGGAAGCTCCTGAGCGGTCGACCCTCAACACATGGAACGCCGATTAAGGCAGTGGCTGGCCGCCCATGATCGCATCGACGCGATCAAGAGCATCCTGCGCGGTCTGGGCGCGCTCGTAGGATGCGGAGTCGAAGGCCCAGGCCTCGTGCGCCTCGACGCTCCCGTTCGCAGGGTAGACAGGCTCGGCGGACGGACATTCGTCGCGGATCCCTTTCAGACCGTCTGTGGCTTCGGTCAGGGCGCGTTCATGCAGGCCATCGGAACTCTCGCCGTCCTGTTCCGTGGTCGGATTGGTGAGGACCATGCTGCGTCTCCGACGGCGGGGATTCGCCGAGAGATTGAGGCTGCAATAACTATCAAAAGTTGTACAGCCTTTGGCCGGTGCGTTGGTTTGCAAAACGTCGGCATTTTGCACTGACCGCAGTCGTCATCCTGGCGGCGGCCCGCCGATCCTCTGGGCCCCCGTCCGCCACCAGAACCTGATGTAGGGCCGAGTGCGCTCGATCGCTGGTCCGATGTCCACAGAGAGTCGCAAGCAGCCCCTCACCATAGGTTCCAGGCAACATATGGCGAACTACGAGATGCCGCGATTGATCGTGGTATATCTCGATGGCAAACCGGGGCCTGCTGCGGCACGGTCCTCCTCACTTGAACCGGCTTACTCCGTCGCTTCGCGGATGTTGACGACTGCGCAGTCGAACCGATACAGTTCGGCCGACTGAGGAATTGCGCCCCGGGCCGGTAACGGTCGCGGGGCGTTTCCATTTCCAGCCCACGCGCTCGGCGCCCGGGCCAGCCCCCCAGCAGCATCATGATCGACCTCTCGGCTCTCGCCGGTGAGCTGGACGCGCTCGTGCGCGACGGCCAACGCATCCGCCTGGGCGACCGGAACTTCGAGAAGCCGCACGCCGACCTGGACGAGCTGCTCGGCCGGTTGCAGCAGCTCGCCGATCGCGCCCGTGTCGGAGTGATCGGTGCCGCCGTCGCTAACGACAGAAAGACCGTGCTGCCGGCTTCCGTCATCACCGGCCGCGGCCACATGATCATCTGCGCCACGCGAGGGCCACGGCGTTGAGCCGGGATCTTCGCGGCTTCGCCAACGAGCTGCGCCAGGATGCGGCGAAACTCCGCTCCATGGCTGGCGACCTCGATGCCCGGGCCGACGGGTTGTGCACCCTCGCCGAACACCAAGAACGCGACGCGGTCAGCCGCGAGCGGGCCAAGCGCGCGGCGATCGCGGCCTCGCTCGAAGCCGAGGGCCGGACCTTCCATCGCAGCCCGACCATCTGGGGGTCAGCTCGATGCGAAGATGCGGGGCAAATCAGCCCCTGAAATTCCGCCTCGGGCCGGCTCGGCGCCGATGAGCGCGGATGCACGATAACTGCCGTTCTAGTGCACCCGAACGGGGCCACATCGGATGCACGATAATCTTCCAGCCCCGATCACCGGCGGCGCGGTAGCACTCGCCGAGCTTCAGGACCTCGACCAAGCCGTCCGCGGGTTCGCGGCGGCGTCGAGGTCGGCCGCGACCCAGAAGGCCTACGCGAGCGACTGGCGCGATTTCGAGGCCTTCTGCACGAGCCACGGGCTCACGGCCTGCCCGGCGCTCGGCCTGACGGTCGCGCGCTACCTCACCCATCTGGCCGGGCTTGGCCGGAACGTCTCGACGATCAACCGGCGCACCGCCGCGATCGCGCTGGCGCATCGGATGCAGGGGCATGACAGCCCGACCGGGCGCGAGGACGTGCGCCAGGTCCTCGCCGGGATCCGCAACACCCTCGGGCGCCGGCCGAACAAGAAGAAGGCCCTCACGGTCGAGCTGATCGTCCAGGTCATCCGGAAGACGCGGGGCCAGGACCTAGCTGCGGTTCGCGACAGGGCGCTGATCCTGTTGGCGTTCGGCGCGGCGCTCCGGCGCTCCGAATTGGTCGCCCTCGACGTTCCGGACATCGAGCGCCACCGGAAGGGCCTCCTCATCCGACTCCAGCGCTCGAAGACGGACCAAACCGGCAAGGGCCAGACGGTTTCGGTGCCGGACGGCAAGCTGAAGGTGCCGGCCGCGGTCGATGCCTGGCTGAAGGCCTCCGGCATCACAGAGGGCGCGGTGTTCCGCGGCGCCGATCGCGGCAAGCTCTCGGCCGACCGGCTCAGCGCCGGCCAGTTCGCCCGCATCCTCAAGGCCCGGTGCGAGGCCGCTGGGCTCGATCCGAACGTCATCGGCGGTCACTCGACGCGCCGGGGCTTCGCCACATCCGCCGGCGACGCCGGCGCCGATCTCCGGCTCACCGCCCGGCAGATGCGGCACGCCAAGCTCGAAACGACCCTCGGCTACATCGAGGACGGCGAGCTGTTCAGGAACCACGCCGGCGACGGCTTCCTCTGACATCTCCGGGAATCGCCTGTGACACAGCGAGCCAACGCGCCGGCGACGAAGGTCGCCGGGGCGCACGTCGACGTGGGCGAGATGATCATCGCCAAGCGCCGGCTCCCCTGCATCTGCGAGCAACAGCACGAAGATGGGATGGCCCGCACAGTGGGCTACTCGACGTGCCGCGGCATCGTCATGGAGCGGGTGAAGTGCGAGGGCTGTCCCCGCACCTGGACGCGGGTCAACGTCCGGTGAGGCGCCAGCTCGCATGGCGCCAAGCCCGCAGCGACTTGCAGGCCGACCGCGCCACGCCTCCGGAGATCCGGGAAGAGCGCCTGCGGGGCTGGAACCTCGATCGACCCGGCTCGGTCAGTCTGAGCGCCTGGCGGGGCCGATCGGGGCGCCGCTACGTCGTCCAGGTGCACGAGCTGGACATCCATTGGCCCGTGCGCGCCGGCGCCGGGCTCGCCTTCGCCGTTGCGCGCGCGGCCGACGGGTTCGCCAGCATCATCGACGTCGCTCCGGACTCGGCAGGCCCAGCCTGGCGCGGCCGGGCCTGGGACGCCGGGGCGCGCGAGCTGCACGTTTACATCCTCGTCGACGACGAGGCGGGCCGCGCCGAGGTCGCTCTGGACCTGATGCCCGACGCTATCGCCAATCGGCCCGTTCGGGCCTAGACTGATCCTGCTCTGAAAAGAGGCGGGAGCCGAGGTGCTGCTACACCTCGAACCGCGTGGATGAGACCCACGCATGACCGCAGACAGCCGCTCCGGAAACGGATCGGCGATCACCCCGCCACCCCTCGAGGGGCTGGGGCACCCTGCACGAGGCCATGCGCGAAATCTATTCCACGGCGGCCACTGAGCCGCCGAACCTCGACGTGTCCGCTCCCGGCGCGTCGACCAGCCCCGTGTCGAGCGATCGGCACGGGGCTTTGCTTTCCGGCTTCCGGGAAGTCGTCCAGATCGGGTCGGCTACGCTGATCCGAGCTGACAGCCTCGACGTCCTCGAGCGGCTCGAACCGGGCTCGATCGGTGGGGTGCTATCCGATCCGCCCTATTCGAGCGGTGGACTGCACGCCGGCGATCGCGCGCGAGCACCGAGCCAGAAGTATCAGGGCAGCGAGCACCGGCACCTCCATGCCGACTTCGCCGGCGACAATCGTGATCAGCGGTCGTTCCTGGCCTGGTCGGGGCTGTGGATGAGCCGGGCCCGGCTCGCCATGCGGCCCGGGGCGATCCTCGGAGCGTTCACCGATTGGCGGCAGCTGCCCGTCACCACCGACGCCATCCAGGTCGCCGGTTTCGTCTGGCGGGGCATCGTGCCCTGGGACAAGACGGAGGCGGTGCGGCCGCAGCTCGGCCGGTACCGCAATCAGGCTGAGTACCTGGTGTGGGGCACCAACGGGCCGCGGCCGATGGCGGGGCCGATCGTACCCGGCGCCTTCCGCTACTCGGTGCCGAGACTGAAACGGCACATGGCGGCCAAGCCCGTCGAGCTGATGCGGGATCTCCTGCGCGTCATGGACGGTCCGATCCTGGATCCGTTCATGGGCTCGGCCTCGATCGGCGAGGCCTGCGCTGACCTGGGACTGCCGTACATCGGCGTTGAGGTCTCGGCCCACTACTTCGACGTCGCCTGTAAGCGGCTGGAAGAGCACGCTGCCGGTCGGTTGGCGGCCTGAGGGAAGCAACCTGCGATGCCGATGCGGCCACCCGTTCACATGGCCGCCGGCGCCAGGACGCCTGAGGAAGCGAAGGCAGCGTCCAAGCGATACCACGATGCACAGAGGCGCCGGGGAAGCCCCTGGCGCCTCTGGTACGGCCTCGCGGCATGGAGGGCGGCTCGGCTGGCTCAACTCTCAAAGCAGCCGCTATGTGAGCGCCACCTTGCTCGGGGCCACGTCGTCCCCGCGACTGTGGTCAACCACAGGAAGCCGCATCGCGGTGATTGGGGGCTGTTCGTCGATCCTGACAATCATGAGAGCGTCTGCGCTCCCTGTCATGACGGTGAGATCCAGCGCGAGGAGCGCGCGGCGGCCAAGACGGCGGCGATCCATCAGGGCTTGAGATAGCCCTTGGCGCGGAGGTGGTCGGCCAGGAGGCGGCGCACCGTCTCGGCCCGGTCGGGCTGGTCGGCCTGGTCCCTGGCCCACGCATCGAGAGCGTCGAGCAGCGGTCGATGCACGCGAGAGCGGACGACCTCGCTATCCACCTGCGGGCGACCACGACCCCGTTTCTTGAGCCCATCAATTGACATGAGCATTTTATATGCTCATAAAAAGCGGGCCGCAACGGTGCTTCCAACACCGCTACGGCCCTGACCACCACCGATCCTGTGGAGATCGACAATGGCTGACCGTGCCCATAGCACGGGTCGGCGAGCGCTGCTCGCTGGCCTCGGTGCAACGACACTCATGTACCTACCGGTCCACGCCAACGGCGTGCATCCGGACGTCGACCTGTTGGCACGCGCGCCCGAACTCGGGCGGCTCGCCCATGCGGAGGACGAAGCGATCGAGGTTGCATGGGCGCTCGAGGCGCGCGCTCACGAACTCGCCGACAGCCGCGCTGCCAAGCTGACGCGCGAATGGACGGCTGCACTGGCTGTCGCAGAGGACGAAGTCGGCTTCACCGCTGCCGAGGCGGCACTCGCCCGCGCGGCGCGGGCCGTGACGGAAGCTGCCAACGCACTTGTGCTCATCCCGGCGCGGACCCTTGAGGGCCTGTGCATGAAGGCGCGCTTTGCGGAGCACAGCGATGACCTCGGCGAGAGCATCGTGGATGACCTGATCGCCATCGGCCGAGCGATGACGGCGTGACCAGTACGATCACCATCCGCTGCTCACTATGCGGGAAGGACCATACGAAGCCGCTGACCAGGGGTCGGCGGCCTCGCTTCTGTGAGGAGTGCCGGCCGCTGCGAGGTCGGTTCTCGCCGTATCAGATCGAGCTCAAGGAGCAGCGCCGCGCAGAAGCAGCGAGCAAGAGGGCGCAGCTGCAGCGGTGCGAGCGATGCAGCGGGAGCTTCACCGGAAGACAGCGACGCTTCTGCTCCAAGGAATGCAGAGCCAAGTACCAAGTCGAGAAGCGCAATCCGTCACGCTATCAGCCTCGATCCTGTCCGGGCTGCGGGGCCGTGTTCACGCCGGGACATCGAGATCAGCGGCAGACGTACTGCTCAGAGGTCTGCCGCGCTCGGTTCCCCAACAACCGCGACAAGGGCAAGCGGCGCGCGCTGATGCGCTGCACCGCAGTCGAGCCAATCGATCCTATCGTCGTGTTCGAGCGTGATAGTTGGGTCTGTATCATCTGTGGCGTCAGCACGCCGCCGGAGTTGCGCGGCACGACCGATCCGCGCGCACCGGAACCGGATCATGACGTGCCTCTCGGTCGTGGTGGCACGCACACCTACGACAACATCAACTGCACCTGTCGAGCCTGCAATCAGGCTAAGGGGCTGATGACATTGGAAGAATATCGACGCACCCGGGGCGGGGTCGAAAGTTGACGGCGGTGCCGACAACGACCGGTATTCTAATAAATTTCTCGCCTGTGCAAAATGAAGACAAAAAGTTGAGGGTCCGGAGATGGCGGGTCGCAAGCGCAAACCGGATGCGCTGAAGCAACTCGCGGGTACGGCGCAGCCCTGCCGCATGAACCCTGATGCGCCGACGGCGAGCGAGGGTGAGGCCGAGGCGCCGGAATGGCTCAGTGAGCGCGGGGCGGAGATCTTCGACCAGCTCACCGCCATCATCGCCGGAATGGGGATCGCATCTCCCGACGATACGGCGATGTTGTCGATGCTGGCGTCCCGCCTCGAGGAGGTGGAGGTCTGCACCGCGGTGATCGAAGACCTGGGCCGGGTCTACACCTCGGAGACGAAGAGCGGGACCATGGTGCGCGGGCGGCCCGAGGTCGCCATGCGCAGCGAGGCGATGCGGCACGCGCAATCGCTGCTCTCCGAGTTCGGGCTGTCGCCGGCGGCGCGCTCGAAGGTCTCGGCCGTCACACCGCCCGAGTCCAACCCATTCAACGATCTTTGAGGCAGGCGCGAGTGCATGACGACGGGGTGCCCGCACGTCGCGGCTGCGCACGGCTATGCGCGCGGCGTGGTCGCCGGCACGATCCCGGCCTGCAAATGGATCGTGCTCGCCTGCCGTCGGCACCTCGACGATCTCGTCAAACAGTACGCCGATGGGTTCCCGTACCGCTTCGACGATCGGAAGGCCTCGAAGGTCTGCAAGTTCGTCCAGCTGATGCCCCACACCAAGGGGAAGTGGGCGCGCAAGGCCGAGCGGCTGAAGCTCGAACCCTGGCAGTTGTTCAAGACGGCCGCTCTGTTCGGATGGGTGCGCAAGGTCGATGGCCTGCGCCGCTACCGCAAGGCGTTCTTCCTCATTCCGCGGAAGAACGCGAAGAGCACCTGGGCCGCCGGCGTCGGGCTCTACATGTTCGCCGCCGACGGCGAGCACGGGTCGGAGGTGTATTCCGGCGCCACATCGGAGAAGCAGGCCTGGGAGGTGTTCCGCCCGGCCAAGCTGATGGCGCAGAAGACGCCGCAGCTCGTCTCTGCGTTCGGCATCTCGGTCAACGCCAAGAACCTGCACATCCTCGGCAACGGCTCGCGGTTCGAGCCGATGATCGGCACGCCGGGCGACGGCGCCTCGCCCTCGTGTTCGATCCACGACGAATACCACGAGCACGAGACCGACGTGCAGGTGGACACGATGGAAACCGGCATGGGCGCGCGCGAGCAGCCCTTGCTGGTCATCATCACCACCGCCGGCGACAACCTCGCCGGCCCCTGCTACGCGCTGCAGCTCGAAGCGCAGAAGGTGCTCGAAGGCGTCCTCGACGACCCCGAGCTGTTCTCGCTGATCTACACGGTCGATCCCGACGACGATTGGACGTCGGATCTGGCCCTGCGCAAGGCCAACCCGAACTTCGACGTTTCGGTCTCGGGCGAATACCTGCAGACCCGCCAGCGCGCGGCACGCAACAACGCCCGCAAGGCCGGCGTCTTCAAGACGAAGCACCTCAATGTGTGGGTGCAGTCGCGGGCGGCCTACTTCAACGTCCAGCGCTGGATGGAGAGCGCCCGGCCCGGGCTGAAGATCGAGGACTTCAAGGGCCAGCCCTGCCGGGTCGGCATGGACCTGGCATCCAAGGTCGATATCGCGGCTTTGGAGGTGATCTTCGAGCTATCTCGCTGCGATTGCCCGGCCGCTGCCGAACTGCGCGAGGCCGGGTTCCAGTACGCACGCTTCGGGCTCTACTTCCTGCCCGAGGCCGCGATCGAGGCGGGCGAGGCCGAGCACTACCGCGGCTGGCGCGACGCGCCCGAGAAGTGGATCACTCAGACCGACGGCGAGATGATCGACTACTTCGCGATCCTCGACGCGATCGCGGGCGAGCAGGGCGAGGACGGACAGCGACACGGCGGCCTGCGCGGGGACTACCAGCTCGAAGAGGTGGCGTTCGATCCGGCACAGGCGACCATGCTGGTGACGGCGCTGACGAACGAGGGAATCCCCTGCATCGAGGTCCGGCCGCTGGTACTGAATTTCAGCGAGCCGATGAAGCAGATGGACGGGTTGATCCGCTCGCGGGCGATCGCGCACGCGGCCGACCCCGTCTTCACGTGGATGCTGTCCAACGTTGTCGCCAAGCCCGACGCGAAGGACAACGTCTACCCGCGCAAAGAGCGCGCCGAGAACAAGATCGACGGCCCCGTTGCGCACATGATGGCGCTGGCCCGGCACATGTCGGGTGAGGAGCAGGGCCGCAGCAAGGGCTTCATCGACTATTGAGGAGGCCCGATGGCCTGGTCCCTGTTCGGTTGGGGCCGTAAGGCCGGCGCCGCCCCCGTCGAGGCATCGACGTCATTCGTCTCCTCCGACGCCGAAGCCTGGGACAGGATGCTCCCGGGCGGCCTCGGCGGCTCCATCTCGCCGGCGACGGCGATGCGCCACTCGGCGGTCTACCGGTGCGTGTCGATCCTGGCCTTCGCCTCGGCGATGCTGCCGCTGAAGACGTACCGCGAGCTGGACGACGGCGATCGCGAGGGCGACTCCAGACCGCCGGCGGCCGACCTGCTCCGCATCCGGCCCAACCCGCGAATGTCTCGCACCATGTGGGTGCGCTCGACGATCGCGCAGATGCTCCTGGAGGGCAACGGGGTCTCGTGGATCGAGCGACGCGCCTCGGGCGAACCCGTCGCGCTATGGCCGGTGCCGTTCCACCGGGTCCGGATCAGTCTCAACAACGACCGGCTCCGCTACGGCCTCACGCTCGACGACGGCCGCGCCATCGTCTGCGATCAGGACGACGTGCTCCACGTCCCCGGCTCGGCCGAGTGGGACGGGCTGAAGGCGAAGACGCCGATCCAGGCGATGGGGAGCGCGGTCGGGCTCGGCATCGAGGCGGACCGGTTCGCGCGCAAGTATTTCGAGAACGACGCCACGCCGTCGGGTTACGTCAGCTATCCCGCCGGCGCCAAGATCGGCGCCCCCGAGAAGGAAGAGTTCCGCGGCTACTGGCGCCGGACCTTCGGCGGCGAGGGGCGGCATTCCGGCCCGGCCGTCCTCGACCAGGGCGGCGAGTACAAGGTCATCCCGATCTCGGCGCAGGACGCCCAGCTCCTCGATACCCGCCGGTTCCAGATCGAGGACATCGCCCGCATCTTCGGTGTGCCGCGCTTCCTCCTCGGGATGGACGAAACGAGCTGGGGCTCGGGCATCGAGGCGCTCGGCATCGGCTTCGTGACCTACACCCTCGACCCGCACCTCTGCGCCATCGAGGACGAGGTCAACCACAAGCTCTACGGTCGCGGCCGTCCAGCTCGGCCGGGTCCGAACGCGGCCCGCTACCTCGCCGAGTTCGACCGGGATGTCCTCGTGCGCGGCAACATCGAGAGCCGGTTCAAGGCGTACCGTCTGGCCCTCGGCGGTTCGTCCGGCCCGGGCTGGATGACCGCCAACGAGGTGCGCCGCAAGCAGAACGACCGCGCGAGGCCCGAGGGCGACGTGCTCGCCACCTGGACCGGGCCGGCAAAGCAAGGACCGACCGACAATGAAGAAGCTGCTGCAGCTCCTTGAGGCCAACCGCGACCGCAGCAGCTTCCGCGTGAAGGCGGAAGAGGGCTCGGACGAGGCGACGATCTACGTCTACGGCGCGATCGGCGACTACTACGGCATCGACCCGCAGAGCTTCGTGCGCGAACTGGCGGCGGTCGAGGCCTCGACGATCCACCTCCGGATCAACAGCCCGGGCGGCGACGTGTTCGCGGCCAGGGCGATGAAGACGGCGCTCGAGCAACACGCGGCGAAGGTCGTCGCGCATATCGACGGGCTCGCGGCGTCGGCCGCGTCCTTCCTGATGCTCGCGGCCGACGAGATCGAGATCTCGGAGGGCGCCTTCGTCATGATCCATCAGCCGTGGACCTACGCCGTCGGCAGTGCCGACGAGCTGCGCGCCTCGGCGGCCGTCCTGGACAAGGTCGGCCTCGCGATCGTCGGCGACTACGTGCGCCGCACCGGCAAGAGCGAGGACGAGGTCCTGGCCTGGATGAAGGCCGAGACCTGGTTCACGGCGGACGAAGCGGTCGATAACGGCTTCTGCGATCGCAAGGCCGGCGAGACCGCCGAGCCCTCGGACCCGGAGCAGGACGAGCCCGACGAGGCGCCGGCCGAGCGCGATCCTGAGGCGCCGACGGCCAAGAACCTGTTCGATCTCTCGGCCTACCGCAACGCCCCGCGCGCCCTGAAGCAGCGCACGCTTACTCCCTTCGATGCGCTCGCCGCCGATCGGCAGCGTGCCGAAGCGCGCCTCGCCCTGATCGAGCGCGCCGCCTGAAACGCCGGCGCGCCGGCTCCGCAGCATCCCGAGACACAGCCGCCCGAGGGCGGCATTTTTTTTGGAGAACAGGACGATGACGCAGTCCATTCAGGCCCTGCGCGAAGAGCGCGCCGCCAAGGCCCGCGAGGCCCGCAACATTCTCGACACCAAGTCCGGCAAGGACTGGACCGACGCGGTCAAGAACCAGGTCGACGGCATCTACGCCGAGATCGATCGCCTCGACGATCAGATCGCGCGCCACGATCGCATCCTCACGATCGAAGACAGCCTGGAGCAGCGCGCCGGCGGCGTCTCCGCTCGCGACGGCCGCTCGATCGACGAGAACACCGCGATCCTGTCCCGCGAGAAGGCGATCTTCAACGCCTGGGCTCGCGCCGGTCACGAGGGCCTCGACGACGAGCAGCGCGCCCACGTGAAGGCGCGCCGTGACGAGGCCCAGCGCATCTACGGGGCGCAGTCCGTCGGGACCGGCTCGGCCGGCGGCTTCCTCGCCCCGCGCGACTTCTCGAACACCATGCTGGAGCGCATGGCCACGTTCGGCGGGATGCGCGAGGTCGCGCAGATCATCCAGACCGACTCCGGCAACGCGATCGATTACCCGACCGTCGACGAGACGGGCAACGAGGGCGAGATCGTCGGCGAGAGCGTCGCGGCCAGCGCCGGCGACATCACTTTCGGCACCCTCGACATCGGCGCCTTCAAGTACTCCTCGAAGGTGGTGGTGGTGCCGCTGGAGCTGCTGCAGGACAGTCGCATCGACATCGAGAGCTACGTCAACGTCGCCCTCGCCAACCGCATCGCCCGCGTCACCAACCGCCACTTCACCGTCGGCACCGGCGTGAACCAGCCGCGCGGCGCCGTGGTTGCGGCGGCCTCCGGCAAGGTCGGTCCCGCGGGCCAGCTCGCCAGCGTCACCTATGACGACCTGGTCGATCTGGAGCATTCGGTCGATCCGGCCTACCGGACCAACGGCCGCTACATGTTCCACGATCAGTCGCTGAAGGCGTTGAAGAAGCTGAAGGACAGCCAGGGCCGCCCGCTGTGGCGCCCGGGCGTGACCGGCGGCGATGCCAACGACATCCTCGGCTACGGCTACACCATCAACCAGCACATGCCGGTAATGGCGGCCTCCGCGAAGTCGATCCTGTTCGGCGACTTCAAGAAGTACCTGATCCGCGACGTGATGGCGGTGACGCTCTTCCGCTTCGCCGACAGCCGCTACCTCGAAAAGGGCCAGGTCGCCTTCCTGGCGTGGTCGCGGCACGACGGCGACCTGATCGACGCCTCGAACGACGCGCTGAAGACCTTCCAGCACGCCGCTTCCTGAGGCTCACCGCCGGGCGGTGCTGAACCCGCCCGGCCCCCCTCCACCATCGCAAAATCGGGGCCGGACCATGAAGATCCGCATGTTGACCGCCATGGCCGGCGACGTCTCCTACACGCACGGCGAAATCGTCACCGTCGAGGATCGCATCGGCGAGGCCTGGACCAAGGCAGGGATCGCCGAGGTGGCGCCCACAGCCGCGGCATCGGAGAAGGCCGCCAAGGATCTCCGCGTCCGCGTCGCCGAGCTGGAGACCGCGCTCGCCGACGCCGAGGCCGACCGCGATGCCCTGCGCATCCAGGTCGCCGCCCTCGCAGAGCAGAACGCCGCGCTGACTACCGGCGCCGAAAGCGCCTGATCGCCGTCCACGGCCCGCTCTGGCGATCCTACGGGTATTCCGGACATGTACCGCAACGCCTTCAGCAGCCGCCAGCCCGCGGCGCCGCTGGTTTATGTTCGCTTGACCCCGCCGACGGGCAGCGTTGTCGCCCTGTCCCGGGCTCGCGCGCATCTCCGCCTCGACCCGGCCGACGCCGATCCCTTGGAGATCGATCTCCTCGAGGCAGCGATCGCCGGCGCGGTCGGGCACCTGGACGGCCGCGGCCAGGGTACGCTCGGGCGGGCTTTGCTGACCCAGCGCTGGCAGGCGAGCGCCGATCGCCCGGCCGACGAGGCTGCCGGCAGAGTGCCGGGTTTCGTCCTCGAGCTACCTCCGCTCCGCGAGGTGGAGAAGGTCGAGAGGCGCATCGGGGGGCGATATCAGGAGGTGCCGGCCGACGCATGGGAGACCGTGCGCCTGCCGGCCGAGCGGGTCGCCGTCATCACCGCTGGCGGCGTGTCCTGGCCCGAGGCCGACGCCCACCCCGCCGCCTGGCGCATCACGTTCGCGGCCGGCTACGGCACCGGCGATGACGTGCCGGCTCCCATCCGCGCCGCGATCCTGCTGATGGTCGCGGATCTCTACGACAACCGGGACGGCAAGACGCAAGCGAACCTCGTCGATAACCCGACGGTCGAGCGTCTGCTCAATCCCTTCCGCGCCATCGGGGTTTGAGCCATGCAGGCGGGCCAACTCGACAAGCGCGTCACTTTCATGCGGCGCGAGCGGGTACCCGGCAAGCCGGAGGGGCGCGGCCCCTTCGCCGAGCTGCTGAAGGTCGCCTGCGCCTTCCGGCCGCTTTCGGGCCGGGCGCTCGCCGAGGCGGGCTCGCTCACCGACGCGATCGAGGGCAGCATCTGCGTGCGGGATACGGCCCGCACCCGCGGCCTCACCGTCGCCGATCGCGCCGTGATCGATGGCCGCGACATGGCGATCGAGTCGGTGCAGCCGTCCGACCGCTCGGGCTGGCTCTGGATCAAGGTGAGCCGCCGGAAGGCTTCGGCATGATCGGCGTCGGAGATCTCCTCTCCTACGGCAAGATCGGCTGGGGCGCCGTCAGCGGCGTCGATGCCTTCGCCAACGCTCTGGCGCAGTACAGCGTGAAGCTCGTGCTGCGCTCCAAAAGCATCGACGCGGAGGCGGCGGCCGACATCGTCGAGCGCGCGCAGGCCGCGGTCCCGCGGGACAGCGGCCGACTGTTCGGCGGCATCCAGGCGCAGCTCGCCGACGACGTCTGGACGGTCTCGGCGAGCGCGATCAACCCGCGCGGCCGGTTCGACATGGATTACGCCTTCCTCGTCGAGCACGGCACGCAGGCCGGCGTTCGGGGCGGCCGGCGGGGCGGCACCGTCCAGGTCGGCGGTCGCTCGCGCGCCGGCGCTTTCAACCCCGAGACCGGCCGGCGCTACCGCGTTGCGAATGCCAACCGGACATCGGCCCGCACCCACCCCGGCACCCAGCCGCAGCCGTACTTCTACCCCGCCGTCGACGCGGTGATGGAGGAGCGGGGCCAGCGCCAGGCCGAAACCCTGAACGAGCCGCTATGATCCCGGAACTCGCCCTTCGTGACGGCGTGATGGAGCTGCTGCGCGCCTCGCCCGAGGTCGCGGCCCTCGTCCAGGACAAGGTGTTCGACGGCGTCCCAAGCGATGACGGCGCCGCCGAGCTGCCGTGGATCGCCATGGGCCCGATCCGCACGCTGCCCGTCGATACCGGCTGTGGCTACGCCTGGCAGGTGACCGCGAAGGTGTTCGCGGAGTCGGCCGACTTCGACCGGACGCCGGCTTGGACGATCGCCCGGGCGGCGATCGCCGCGGTGGCGAAGGTGCAGCTCCCAGCCGACGACGGCTTTCTCGACGAGCTGAAGATCAACGGCGCCGGCGACGTGACCGACCCCGGCGCCATCAAAACCGTCTGGTTCGACGTCGCCTGCCTGATGGCTGGCTGATCCCCCTCCCCCCAACACCCCGGAGACTACGAATGTCCCAGCCCAAGCCCTTTGGGGGCAAGGATCTGCGCGTGATGCGCAAGACCGGCCCCACCGATGTCGCCCCGAAGTTCATGTGCACCGTCACCACCAAGGGTCTGACCAAGACCATGGAATACGACGACGCCACGACCCCGGATTGCGACAACCCCGATGCCGTGTGGGCACGCAGCTCGCTGGCGAAGGGCTCGGCCTGGTCGGTCAGCGTGTCGGGCGTGGCCGATCCGAAGAGCTATCGGCAGATGGAGGCCGACATGGACTCGGGCGTGCCGACCTACCTGCAGATCCAGTTGGCCAAGCCGGCCGCGGACGGCGGCGGCCACTGGGACGGCGCGGTGTTCTACGAGAACCTGCAGATCCAGTCCGACGCCGGCGGCGTCGTCAAGTACACCGGCCAGATGCGCGGCGAAGGCCGACTGGCCTGGACGGATGCGAGTGCTTGATGCGCACCGACACCTCCGCCACCGCGCTCCACGCCGACTTCGCCGGCCGCACGCTCAAGTTCGAGCTGCGCATCGGCGAGATCGGTGAGCTGGAGCGGCGCTGCAACGCCGGCATCGGCGAGATCATGGTGCGGCTCGCGGCACACCGGTTCTTCGCCCACGACATCGTCGAGACGATCCGGCTCGGGCTGATCGGCGGCGGCCTCTCGCAGGCCGATGCCGAGACGCTGATGCGCTGGAACGTGTTCGGCCGTCCCTTGGCCGAGAACCTGCAGCTCGCCGGCAGCATCCTCGAGGCAGCCGTCTCCGGGGTGCCGGCGCCGGGAAATCCGGCGGCGGAGGGGGCGAACGACGCAGCCCCGGAGACCTCTCCGTCTTCTATCGATCCGGCGGCATGATGGGGCTGACGCCCCGCCAGGTCGACGCGCTGACGCTGCCCGAGATGGCGGCGATGTTCGAAGGTTTCCGGCAATTCCACTCCGGAGCCAAGCCCGACGAAGAGCCCGAGGAGCCCAGCCTCGACGCCTTCTTCGCCGCCCGGGCCGAGGCCATGGCCGCCGGCAACCTCTGACAGCGGACCTCCCCCATGGCCGAACCGCTCCGCATCCGCTTCGCGACGGACCATTCCGCCGCGAAGTCGGGGATGCAGGATCTCGCCGCATCCGTCGTGGCGAACATGATCAAGGTCTCGGATGCCATGAACACGGGCATCCAGGCCAACGGCGGCTACGCGGCGACCTTCAAGACGCTGGCGAGCAACGTCGGCCGGGACGCCCTCACGGTGGCGAATGCCGGTCTCTCGACGGCGGCCAACACCAATCTCTCGATCGTTGCCGCCGCCAGCGCGATGGGGCGCGCCGCAGCCGAGACACGAACCGCCGGCGTCCTGATGACCGGGGTCTCGGCCGCGACGCGCGCACAGGCCTCCTTCGCGTTCGGCGTGGTGCGCAACGAGGCGGCCCAGACCATGCGGGTGCTCGCCGCCTCGCCGCTGGTGGTCGGCAGTGTCGTCGGCCTCACCGCGGCCGTGGCGGGGTTCGCGTTCGTCTCGTCTGCCATCGAGCAGGCGAACGCCCAGATCGAGCGGTTCATCGCGCTCGGCGACAACGCCAGCCGTGCCGGTGTCGGAGTGGAGTTCTGGCAGCGCTTCCTCGAAGGCGCCAAGTCGGCAAAGCTTGAAGTCGCCGAGGTCGAGGCGATGCTGAAGAGCGCCGGCAAGGCCGTCACCCCGCGCTTCGAGGAAGAGGACCCGATCAAGAAACGCCTCTCGGAGCTGTTCGACTCCGGCTACCTCGGAAACTACGAGGGCGAGGGCCTCGCGCAGTACCGCGCCGCCGGGAACAACGAGGAGCGGATCCGCGCCGCCCTGCAGGCGATGCGCGAGCTGATGAACCTCGGCGATCGCCTCGCCGCGATCGACCTGGGCGAGAAGCTGTTCGGCAGCGAGACGGCCGAACTGCTGCGCTCCGGTCGCCTCGATATCGAGGCGATCGCCTCGGCCCTCGACCGGCAGCGCGACGACCTGGTGAAGCAGGAAGAGGTCGATCGGGCGCAGGAGTTCCGCGACCGCCTGGATACGGCCTACAAGACGATCAGCGATTTCTTGCTCGTCTCGGTGGCGCTGGAAGGCAGCGGCCGGGTGATCCTGGACACCTGGCTCGGCATCGTCGAGGGCATCGCCGCAGCGACCAAGAACCTCGGCACCTTCTACAACAAGGTCCAAGACGTCCAGGCCGAGGGCGCCAGGGGGTTCTTCGGGAAGCTGTTCGGCGACAAAGCAGGCGCGGTCGCGGGCGTCCTGGCCGCGGATTATTTCGGGACGGTCAAAGATGCGGCGGTCGCGATGGCCGGCATCACGCAGGAAGGCCTGCGGGACCAAGCCTACGGCACCCGCACGCTGTACGACAAGCCGATCGGCCCGGAGCTGCCGCCGCCCCCGCCTGGTGCACTTCAGAACGTGCCGCTGCCCCCGCGCCGGCCGCTCGACATGGTGATCAATCCCGAAAAGTACGGGATCGGGGTGAAGCCCACCGGCTCGAAGGGCAGCGAGGGCGGCACCGACGCCGTCGAGACCTTCATCAACAGCCTGGAGAAGTCGGTGGCGGGGCTGAAGGCCGAGACCGAGGCCTTCAGCAAATCGAACGCCGAGAAGGCTGCAGCCATCAATCTGGCGAAGCTGCGCGAGACGGCCGAGCAACAGGGCATCACCCTCACCGAGGCGCAGATCGCGAAGACCAAGGCGGCCTCGGAGGCCGTCGCGACCTACAAGGACAAGCTCCAGGACCTGGAGCAGCAGGAGCGCCAGACCGCGGATGCGGCCCGGCACTTCGGCAACACGCTCTCCGACGCCCTCGGGGATGCGATCCTCGAAGGAAAGGGCCTGCAGAACATCCTCCTCGACGTGTCGAAGATGATGGTCCGCGGCGGCCTGCAGGCCCTCATGACGGGGCAAGGGCCGCTCGCTGGCCTGCTCGGCACGGCGCCGGCGGCCAGCCAGGGCGGCAACGCCGTCGGCGGTCTCGCCGGCATGGTTGCCTCCGTCTTCCGCGCCAACGGCGGCCCGGTGACGGCGGGCCGCCCCTACACCGTCGGCGAGATGGGGCAGGAGATCTTCGTCCCCGACTCCAACGGCCGCGTGGTGCCTATCGCCCGCGGCGGGTTCGGCGGCATGGGCAGCGGCACGGTGCAGATCATCGATCAACGCACCATGGCGGCCCCTGCTCCCGAGGTGCGCCGCAGCGCCGGCGGCGGGACCGAGATCCTGCTGCGCGATCTTGAGGGCGCGATCGGCAAGCGTGCCGCCCGCGGCCAGGGCGCCTTCGCCGGCGCCGTCAGCGGACCCGAGACCCGCAGGGGCTGAGCCAGAGGCCGAGCAATGGCAATCGCAGCATGGCCCCCGGGCCTGCCGGACCTTGTCGGTTTGGCGGCCTCTCTCGGCACGTCGCAGCTTTTCGAGCCGCCGAAGACGACCCCGATGGATGACGGGCCCGGCCGCACACGGACCCGCACCCTCACCAACGAGACGCCGCGCACCATCGTCCTGATGCTGAGCCGGGATCAGTTCCAGGTCTTCGCCCGGTTCGTCCGCCTCACGCTCAACAAGGGCGCCCGGCGCTTTACCGCGCCCGTGCGGCTCCCCTCCGGCCGGCTCGGCATCCGAACCTGCCGCATCGACGGTGCCGTATCCGAGCAGGATCTCGGCCCGCACAGCCGCGTGTCCTTCACCCTCCGCATCTACGATTGGTGAGCCGGTCATGACCCTGAAGGCGGCGCTCGCCGAGTCCTACGCCTCCGGCGACGAGGACGGCGTCACCATCACCGCGGCGCAGCTCGACCACGCGAGCTTCGACAAGCCCATCTTCGTCGTGACCGGCCTCGACACGGCCACGGGCGAACCGGCCGAGACCGTCGGCCTGCCGATCGATGAAGGCGGCGCCGCGGTTCCGCACACGCCTTGCGGCTTCACCTTCGTGCGCGCCGGCGCCGACCACGACGGCCCGACCGACGGCAAGGTCCAGATGGATAACGTCTCGGATCTGCTGCACGGGCACCTGAAGGGCGCGATCGGCTACAACGAGCCGATCCTGGTCACCTTCCGTCAGTACCGCGTCCTGCCCGGTGCCCTCGATGCGTTGACCGGGCCGGACGAGGTGATCGACGGCCTGCGCCTTGCCGTCGTCGATCTCACCGCCGACACGGCCGAGGGCACCCTGTCCTGGGAAGACGGGCGCGACGTCAACGTCCCAACGGGGCCGAACGCCTTCTTCGATCGCGCGAGCTACCCCGGACTGTTCTCGTGATCGAGCGGGCCGGTTTCCTCGCTGGTCTGCGCCGGCGGCCCTACGATCCCGTCACCTTCAACTGCTGGCACGCGGCGAGCCTGATCGAGCGCGAGCTGTTCGGCCGCGCCCTGCCGCTCGTCGAGATCGAGGGGATGGGCTTCCGCGATCGCGTGGAGGCCTTCCGCTCGCATCCGGAGCGCCGCACCTGGCGCGAGATCTCGGCGCCGATCGACGGCGCCTTCGTGCTGATGGGCCGCGCCCGTGGCCGCGAGCACCATTGCGGCGTCTGGCTCGCCGAGGGCGGCGGTCGGATCTGGCACGGCGACACCCCGCACGGCGTCATCGACGATTTCCCGCTCGAGCTGGCGCAGTCGCGCCGCTGGCGCCTCTCCTACCACTTCCCGGTCTGATCGATGACGCTCGTCGCCTTCAGCAACGTGGCGGGCCAGGCCCGCTGCGAACCGATCCGGCTGACCGGTCGCCGCCGGCGTCTCTCCACCATCGTGGCGCGTCACCGCCCGGTCGGCCGGCGCATTCTCGTGTCGGTGCACCGCAATGCGATCGGCGAGGCCTCCCTCGTCCCGAGCGACGCCACCGTCCGCCTGCGCGCGATGTGGAGCCGTACCCTCGTCGGCCCGCGCGACGTCGTCGTCATCACCATCCTGCCGCTCGGCGGCGGGGGGAGCAGCGGCGGCGGCGGCAAGAGCGCGCTCGGGATCGGGCTGGCGATCGCCTCGATCGCGCTGATCGCGATCGCGCCCTACGCGGCGCCGGCGCTGGCGGGCGCGGCGGTGTTCGGCGCCGGCGTCGGCGCCACCACGGGCACGCTCGCGACCGCGATCCAGGTCGGCATGGTGGTGGGCGGCGTGGCGCTCGGCGCCGCGGCGCAGCTCGCCAACGGTGCCGGCGCGAAGGCGAAGAACCGGACGCTGTACAGCGTGAGCGGCGGCGGGAATGTGCCGCGCCCGGGCGCGCGCAAGCCGCTGCTCTACGGGACATGCTGGTCGACGCCGCCGCTCTCGCAGCGGGACTTCTTCCGCTACGACGGCGACACGATGGTGCTGACCAAGCGGATGACGCTCGGCCTCGGCAAGTTCCAGGTGAACGCCATCCGCGCCGGCGAGTCGACGTTCTGGACCCGGCAGGACGGTCTCGTTCCGCCCTTCAACGTCGCCGGCAACGCCGTCGAGTTCCTGTACGAGACGCCCTCGCATCTCGCCGTCGGCGACGCGATTTCGAGCGGCGAGGTCGCGGGGCAGGAACTGCCGCGGCCGAACGGCAATCCGGCCGTCACCCCGTGGTTCCGGCTGCAGCCGCAGGGCGTGGTGGTCGATCAGGCGCTGCTGTCCTGGTCGTACCCGTCAGTGTCCCGCACGTCATCGGCCGGGCGCCAGGCCGCCGGCTTCGTCGGCGTCGTCTTCACCGCGCGCCGCATCGATCCGGTCACCGGCACGCCGATCGGCGCGCCGTTCGAGCTGCTGCGCGATGCCGTTGGGCCGGTTCTGAGCCCGAGTGCCGCCCTGCGCTTCACCAGGACGGTGCGCCTGCCGGCGGAGGGCGCCTATGAGGTCCAGGGGCAGAACCTCTACCCCGAGGCGGCCTTCGCCGAGAACAAGGCGACCTGGGACGAACTGGTCGGCATCGTCGACGACGTCCGCATCCGGCCGGTGACGACGGAGATCGTCATCCAGGTCCGCGCCGGCCCGGGGCTGTCCTTCGCGGCCTTCAGCGACGTCGGCGTCCTCGCGACCCGCATCCTCCCGGTGTGGAACGGGAACGCCTGGATCGAGCAGCCGACGCGCAAGGCGGTGTGGGCCGTCGCCGACCTCGTGCGCAACGAGTACGGCCTCGATAGGTCCGACGGCTTCGACGCCGCGAAGGCGCTCCACTACGCCGGCGAGCTGACGAAGGACGACACCTTCGACGGCGCCCTGCCGGAGGTCTCGTCCTATTGGGAGGCCGCCGGTACGGTGCTGCTGCCGGTGCGGGCCGATCCGGTGAAGGTCGGTGCGGTGCATTCGTTCGTGCGCGACGAGAGCCGCGCCGAGCCGCGCCACGTCCTCACCCGCCGGCAGATCGTGCGCGACTCCGGAAGCGCCAGCTTCCAGGTCCTCGGCGAGGGCGGCGACGTCATCGTCGAGTTCGACCGCGACGGCGATCCGAAGCGGCCGGACGAGGCACGCTTCAGCTACGGCGTCCCCTCGCGCACCCCGAAGCGCTACAAGGTGCCGGGTATCGTCGACGGCGACCATGCCTATCGCCATGCCAAATGGCTGGCCCTGGTGTCGGTGTTCCGCGGCGCCTCGCGCACCGTGGTCACCGAATGGGACGGGCGCCTGATCTACCCGGGCGACCACGTCCTCTGCGACCTGTGGTTCCTGAAGGGGCCGTCCGTCTTCGGCGTCGCCGGCGCGAACGGGAACGTGCTCGCTCTCGACTGCGACACGGATCTCGGGACCGAGTGGAAGCACGGCTCGATCCGGACCCGGCTCGGCCGCGAATGGGGCATCCTCCGGATGCGCGGCGCCGGGCCGCGCGCGATCGAGCTGCACCCCGCCGACCTGGCGGTGCTCGAGGCGCAGTTTCAGCAGACGCCCTATGGGCGGACCCGTCTCGCTCTGGCCGAAGTGCTCGCGCGCGATGGCCAGGATCCGACCACCATCGTCATCGGCGACCTCGAGGAGATCCAGGCGACCTACGTGGTGCGGGCGGCGATCCCGACGGATGCCGACCACGTCCGGATCGAGATGCTGTTCGACGACACCCGGATCTGGGCGCTGCTCGGTGAAGAGGTGTTCGGGCCGTTGCCGGTCGATCCGGACTCGCTGGCCGATCCGTTACAGCCGAAGATCCCGCTGCTGCGGGCCCGGTGCGAGCGCATCGAGACCGGCATCGAGGTGGTTTGGAGCCTCGTGCCGGCCAAGGGCGCGCGCTCCTACGCCGTGTGGCTGTCCTACGATGGTGGGGTGACGCGCGAGCCGCTGCACAACGGCCCCGGCATCGACGGCCGCGCCCCGATGCGGCAGTCGGACAGCATCGTCACGGTCATCGCCGTCGCCTACGGCGCCACCGGCCTCCCCGGCCCCGAGAAGTCGGCGACCTTCACCACCGTCGCGCCGGTCGTGCGCGGCGAGCTGGTGGACGTCGCGACCCTCCCGCCGATCGACTATTCGGGCCTGACGCAGGATGTCCGGACCCGGATCGAGAATGCCCTGACCACGGCGCAGAAGGGGGTTTCGACCGCGCAGGATGCCCTGACGAAGGCCCTCGCCAGCCTCGACAACGATGCAACCAATGCCTCCGCGATCATTGCGGAGCAGACCGCCAGGGTGAACCAAGACGGCGCGCTGGCCACGCGGATCGACGGCGTCGTTGCCAAGACCAACGATAACGCCGCAGCGATCACCTCGGAGCAAACGGCCCGCACCAATGCCGATGGCGCTCTCGCCCAGCGGATCGATGCCGTCGTCGCGAAGGCTGACAACGCCCTTGCCGGGGTCACGTCGGAGCAAACCGCTCGGGTCAACGCCGATGGCGCCCTCGGCCTGCGGATCGACGCGGTCACGGCAACGGCAAACAACGCACTCGCCGGCGTCACCTCGGAACAGACCGCCCGCATCAACGCCGATGGTGCCCTCGGCCAGCGGATCGATGCCGTCGTCGCGACAGCCAACAACGCCTTGGCCGGCGTCTCGGCCGAAACGACGGCGCGCATCAACGCTGATGGCGCTCTGGCAGGGCAGATCACGGCGGTGTCGGCTCGGACCGATGCCGGCACAGCGTCGGGCCGATCGTCGCTTCGGGTGAGTTCCGGGATTGCGGGCGTACAAGCCCGGTTCGAGACCTTGCTCGCCATCGAGACCGGCGGGCAGATCCGCGGGGCCGGCTATTACATCGACCTGATGCCGGATGGCAGCAGCCGCTTCGTCATCGACGCCAACGGTTTCTACATCACGTCCAACGGTCAAATCTCGCCGGCCTTTGCCTTTGACGGCTACACCCTGACCATCCCGAGCCTGCGAGTTACGCAGCAGGCCATCCTGCCAGGGGCGGCGACGGAGGTTCGATCTCTCGTCACCCCTGGAGAGGTTGATGGCGGTGGTTTCTCGAACGATTGGCGGGAAGTGCCGGGTACGGGCATGACGCTCTCGCCTGATGCGAATTGGGCCGCCTTTTTCAGCGGCACGGCCATTCTCAGCGTCACGGCACAGGGCAATGCAAACCTCTTCACTCAGACGAGACTTGCGGTAGCCATCGGGCTTGATGGCGTCCCCTATCAGGGCAGCTTCGCCGTTGCCGTTGCAGCCGCCGGTGGCAGCTCACCGCCCGTCGTTACCAACGACACGCCTATTCAGTCCGGCCCGGCCCTGTTCGAGATCCTGCCGGCCGGGACGCCGCGGCGCGTCTGCCTCCTTTACCAGCTTACCGGGCAGATCGGCTCCGGTCGTATCAAGTTCGGGCAGCTAAAACTCTCTGTCAGCAAGCGTTGAAGGGGCCTTTCCATGATCACCGTCACCGAAACCTCCAAGCGGACGCTCTCGTCTCCCGACGAGATCGCCGCCTTCCTCGAACAGCGCTTCGCGCAGATGCTGGCGTCGAGCCCGTTCAAGCCGGGCGAGGCCGTCCGCATCGCCGACCGCGCCGGCCTGCCGTCCGACCTCGGCGCCGGCGACGTCGGGATGATGCTCCTGGACGTGCCGGGGGCATGGTCGCACGTGCTGCTGCTCACCGCGGCCGGGATGCCGATCGTGGTCCAGGTGGCCAGCGCCAACCTCGCCAAGCGGGTCGCGGCCGAGGCCGTCGGCGCATGAGCGATCCCCGCCTCGCCCCCGCGCCGGCCCCGTCCATCGTCGAGATGGACGGCCGCCTCGCCGAGTTGGAGGCGCAGCGCGCCATGGCGCAGAACCGCTGCATCGTGCTCGCCGGCCGCAACGCCGAGCTGCTGGATCTGCTGAAGCTCCAGCGCGCCGAGAACGACCGTCTTACGCAGCTCATGAACGATCGCGACGGCAGCGACCCCGACTCGCCGATCGCGCCGGCGGCCGCCGCCTGAGACGAACCGGGCAGGCCTGAGCCGCCCACCCCCAACACCCGCAACCCTGACCGACCCCGCGCGTGGCTCACCGCCGCGCCGCGTCCGTTCGGCTGTCCGACGCGTGAGAGCCCTCCATGGCTGGCCTGCCGCAGTTCATCATCTCCACCCAGACGGATCCCTACTGGGAGATCCCGCTGTTCGACGCGGCCGGCAAGCCGCTGTCGGTCGAGGGGCGGGTCTTCGAGGCCTGGATTGCGCCGGCCACGGTCAAGGCGGGCGTGGCTGAGCCGGTCAAGGAGATCAAGGTTCTCACCTTTCAGGATGGGCTCAGCCTCGTCGCGCCGACCGACGGCAGCGGCGACCAAACGAAAAAGAACACGTTCGTGCATCAGGTCTCGCGTGCCTTCGCGCAAGCCAACTTCCCGCGCGGCGCGTTGACCGCCGACCTCTTGGAGGTGGTGGACGGGGCGCGCCGCATGTTCGCGCCGGTGCGGCTGTTCTACGGCGACCCCGCTGACATCCGCGACTTCATCGCCGACCGCCAGGGCATCACCTTCGGCCAGGGGCGGCAGGCGATCGTGACGCCTGTGGCCATTGCCGGTCAGGCGGGCCGGCGCGGCTCGGGCCTGCTCACCGGCACCCTGCCGCCGCAGCCCTCCGATGGCGAAGATGGCGACTACTGGGTGGTCGAGCGCGTCGATCAGGCGAACGTGATCTATGGCCCGAAGGAGGGTGGGGCGTGGCCGGCGCAGCCATCGTCCACGTTCGGCGTCGGCGGGATCGCGGACGTGCCGGGGCTTCCGAAGGCGATCGACGACAGGGCGGCGCGCGCAGCCAACCTGAGCGACCTGACCGACAAGGATCAGGCGCGCGAGACCATCCTGGCCGCGCGAAAGATCTTCCGGCAGACCGGAAGCGATTTCGACAGCACCCTTGAGGACGAGGCCGTCAGCCGTTTCCACACCGGACAATTCCAGACCAAGCGCGACGGCAGCGCGCGAGTCGAGGCCGCGCTCCTGAGGCAGTTCCGCGAGGCGCGGCCTTATGGTCGCCGCTTCGACCTGCTGGCGGGCACCTACCCCGTCTCAGAGCTGGAGTTCGATTGGCGCGGATTGGCCGGTGACTTCCCGGCCGACCGCCGCGGCGTGCCGATCCACGGCGAAGGCAGCCAGAACACCATCATCCGCTCTGCGGTGGCTGGGCAGTTCGCAGTGAGCCACATCGGCCCGGCGACCGTGTATTCTGGGATGTCGGATCAGTCCGTCGTGGGCGCTGTGCCGGAGGCAAACGGCATCAGCTTGTTCGGGCTTGCCTACTTCCCGCTTCGCCGGATGAATTTCGGCAAGCTGAACGTGGCCCTCCGGATGGAAAGCACGCTGTCAGGGCATCTCGACTCGCTGATGTTCTCTGATGTTCAGATCGGTGCCGAGATCCTGCCGCCGACGAAGGCGGGCGCCTACACCGACTTCAACATGATGCGGTGGACGAGCCCGCACTTCAAACAGTGCCACCAGTGGGCGATGAAGGGCGGCCCGTCGAGCACCATTCCGATGTTCGCCCCGGTGATCGAGGGCAACGGGACCATGTCCCGCGGCTCTCAGGGCGAGGCCATCTACGACCCCGCCAACGACACGGGCGCGATGAAGCTCACCTTCACGGGGGGCAACGGGCACGTCGGTCTCGTGATGTTCGCGCCCTACATCGAGGCGAACCTCGGCAAATGCGACATCGAGCTGATCAACACGAGTGATCGCCCCATCGTCCACGTGCTGATCGCGCCGTATTTCGGACGGCTGGACGGGGCGAGCTACACGCAACACAACCTGATCCTGACTGGAAAGCACAAGGTCATCATCATCGGCGGCGTCCACGAGCACCATCATAACTACGTGCCGAGCGCAGATCGGTCATACATCAAATACAACAAGACCGAGAGCCAAGTCGTCAACATTGGAACGGCGTGGGAAAGCGATATCGAGAGGGGCGACCTCTTCAATATCGAGGATAAGGTCGCGGAACTCGCCGCCAAGAAAGAAGCGGTCATCAACGTCACGGCGGCAGGCGTCGCTACGGGGCTTCCGACCGGATGGACTATGACCAAGGGCGGGCCCGGCCTTTACACAATCACTCACAACCTCGGGCGGTCTGACTATATTGTTTTGGCGCTTTCAAGAACTGGCTCAGACATCCGCGTCGATCACTCCTTCACGAATGACAACATCATCGTTTTCACGCTTGCAAACACAGCGAATTCATATGCGGACGCTGCGTTCAATGCCCTCGTGAAATACTAAACGCTCAACCCGCTCGCTGCGCCGCCCGGCCCGAGCCCAACACGCACCCCGACATCGGAGAATACCATCATGACCGTCGCCGAGATCCGGCGCGCGCTCTTGGCGCGCGGGTATGCCGTCGATGCCGCCGGCGGGCTGGGCGGTGCGATCCGCGCCTTCCAGCGCGATGCCGGGCTCGAACCCGACGGCGATGTCGGCCCGCTTACCCGGGCCGCCTTCGCCAAGCCGATCGCGGCGAGGCCGAGCGGCACGGTGGCGCCGATCGGCGGCATCGCCGGCCTCGTGACGGTCGCTCTGCTGCGGCGCTTCGAGCCATTCGCCCGTGCCGACATCCTGGCGGCGATCGCCGCCAGTGTGCCGGCGATCGAGGCGGCCGGGATCACCACGCCGAAGCGCCTGGCGCACTTCCTGGCGCAAGTCGCCCACGAGTCCGCCGGTCTCGCCCGCACCGAAGAGGCGCTGTCTTACTCGTCCGCGCGCATGGTGGAGGTGTGGCCGAGCCGATTCCCGACGGTTGCCGCCGCGGCGCCCTACGCCCGCAACCCGCAGGCGCTGGCGAACAAGGTCTATGGCGGGCGGCTCGGCAACCGCCTGCCGGGCGACGGCTGGCGCTACCGCGGCGGTGGCGGCCTCGGCACCACCGGCCGCGGGAACTACGCGGAGGCCGGCTTCGAGGCCGATCCGGACGCGCTGCGCCGTCCGGAGAACTTCCTGGCGCCGGCGCTGCTCTACTGGCGCACCCGCGGCTGCAACGCACTCGCCGATCGGGACGACGTCGTCGGCATCACGGTGAAGATCAACGGCGGGAAGAACGGCCTGGCCGACCGCCGCACGCGCCTGGCGGCGGCCGAGCGCGTCTTCATCGCCTGACCCGCTCCGAGCGCCGGCGGCTTCCGGCGCAACTCCCCTGTCGGAGATCTCCCCATGTCGAAGCTCTTCCTCGCCCCCGGCGTCGTCGCCGGGCTGCTCGCGCTCGCCGGTGCCCTATCCGCGGCCTTCGGCTACCCGCTCGCCGGCGCCATCCTGGCCGATCCCGGCACCGCGGTGAACGCCACCATGGTGGTCACCGGTATCGTCGGCCTCGTCGCCGGCATCCTCGGCGGCGTTCGCGGGACCGGTGTCCCGGCCCTGCCCGCCCCGGCCGTCGCCGCGGGCCTGTTCGCCCTGGTGAGCGCGCTCGCCAACGCGGCCGGATACCCGCTCGCCGGCGCGATGCTGTCGGACCCCGGCACCGCGTCGCAGGCGACCGCAGTGCTGACCGGCCTCGGCGCCGTCGTCGCCGGCATCCTGCCCGGCCTGCGCAAGTCCGCCGCGTGACCTGATCGCCGCCCGCCGCTCCCGGCGGGCGGTTCCCGCGCGCGGAGCTGACGATGCCCGCCTACCCGCCGCCCTCCCCGCCTGCCGTCCTGATCCGCGCCGGGCTCGATGCCATCGGCGCCGAGCTGGCGATGCGCCTTCCGCTCTCCGAACCGAGACACCGTGCCATGGCTTCGAGCAACGATCTTGTCCTCGACGCCTCGCAGTCCGAGCGCATCGCCGTCACGCTGGCGCGCCTCGACGAGCGGCAGAAAGCCATGCAGGATACGGCCGACGCTCGCCACGGGCAGCTCGTCGCCATGCTCGCCGAGTTCGTGCCGCGAGCGGAGATCGATGCGAAGCACGCCAACATCGGCGCCCGCATCGGCGCCATCGAGGATCGCGTGGGGAAGATCGAGGCGCGGACCTGGAAGGTGGTCGCCGGCATACTGTCGGCGGTTGGCACTGCCCTGGCCAGCGCGATCACGCTACACTTCCGGGGCGGTTAGCGACCATCACCCCCCTCGACCCGTTGACCGTATCGCGGCGCCCCCTGGCTTCGGCCAGGGGGCGTTTTTGCGTTTTGGCGATCGGAACGCTGTCGGAACATCTCGTGGGACATCCGTGGGACTTTCGGCGCACAACGCTGCACCTGTTCGCTCTTCGTTGCGCGATCGCCCGGAAAAGGGGTTGCGTCCGCCAGAGGGGAAAGCTAATAGCGCCAAGCCCTTTCGGGGCATCGGAGTGTAGCGCAGCCCGGTAGCGCACCTGTCTGGGGGACAGGGGGTCGTCGGTTCAAGTCCGGCCACTCCGACCATTACTTACCAACGACTTAGGGCCGGCTCAGCCGTTCGCCCCTCCGGCGTTTTGCAAGTTCCTGTTCCGGCGGTGTTCGTCGAGCTTCGCGATTGCCGACTCGGCCAGCGTCCGAGTTCGGGCAAGATAGCGGTCCAAAATCTTCTGGGCGTGCGCCTGCGAGTGGCCCGTGATGGTCGCGATCTCCGGCACCGTGCAGCCCGCCTCCGCCAGCACCGTCACCGCTGTCCCCCGCAGGTCGTGGAAGTGGAGATCGTCAGCGATTCTTCGCCGCCGCGAACGCCTCGCTCCACAACTCATGGAAATAACGCTTGCGCCAAGCGGTGCCGCGGGGCGCGACTAGGATCGTGGTGGCACGGCGCGGCGCCGCGTCGAGTGCCGCCTTCAAGGCGCGCGTCGCCGGCACGTAGACCAGCCGACGGCTTTTGCTCTGGCTGCGCACGGTCACCGCCGTGCCATCCCAAGCCGACCACGGCAGCGTCAGAAGATCGACCTGTCGCTGGCCGGTGTGGAGGGCCAGCATCATCGCCAGCCGGATCTCGGGTGAGGCGACCGCCTCGAACGCGGCGACATGCTCCGGCATCCAGATCACTTCGGCGCGGTTCGAGCGGTAGGCGCGCTCGAAGCTCGCGACCGGGTTGTGCCGGATGTGCCCCCGATCAACGCCCCATGCGAACACACGCGCCAGCCGTCCAAGCTTCGCGTCGGCCGCCTTGGGGTGCTTCTCGGCGAGATTGTCGTGCCACTTCAGGAAAGCCGGCCGGCTGCGCGGGTTCTCGACGATGGTCAGAAGCGTCGAGCCCCATCGCTCCTCGCATGCCTTCAGATCATAGGCGGCGCTCTCCCGCGTCTTTGCGGCAAGTTCGGTCCAGGCTCTCGATTCCCGGTACTGCCGGATCAGCCACTCGACGGTGCCCTCGCTGCGCGCCAGGGCCGTGTTGCGGACCGCGTCCTGAAACGAGCGGATGAACTCGGGCGTGCCGGGCTCGCCGACGAGCTTCGTGCCGGTGGCGCGGTGGTAGTGGTAGACCTTCTCCGTCCCGTCCGCGAGCTTCGCGCGGACGGTGTTGATGCCCCGCAGCCTAACTCGCATTTTCGGCCAGCCATTCGTCGATCGAAGTAGTGGCATCAGAAATCAGGCCCGAGCGGCGATCAAGCGCGCGGTCGATGGCGCGCCGGTCCCACCGATGCGTGCCGGCGATCGGCCCCGGCACGATCCCCTTGCGCACCCAGCCGTCGAACGCCTCGACCGTCTCGCAGCCGCAGTATTCCGCGGCCTGGGTCCGGGTCAGGCATCGAGGGGCGATGTTGGCCGGCAGTCTCGCCGAACCGCCCGCTCTTCCATGGGCGCCTGTCGCTGGCGCTACGCATCTCGGCCTCGTGCGGTGGTGGAAGGGGGTAGAGCGAGCGCAGCGCGCAGCATCTCCGCGGATCGCTGGTAGCGCAGCCCGTGCTCTGGAGGCGCCGTCGGCAGGGCCCGCGCTGGGTCGAGGTTGTCCTCGTTGTCGCTCAGCTTGACGATCATCGCGAGCCGGTCGCCGCTGGCGATGATGCCGGCGACGCATTCGAGGTACGGCTTGCCCGCGGGCCGGGTGAGCAATCCGACCGCCTGGACGACGGCCGGGTCGAAGCCGGCATCGAGAAGGTCGTCGGCGGTGGTGCTGGTGTCCTCGATCGTGTCGTGGAGCCAGCCGACCTGCTCGCACCATTCGGCGTGCTGGCTCGGTAGCCCCATCGCCTCGGCGTGCGCGCGGGCGCGGGCTGCAACCCGGCCAAGATGCCCGGTGTACGGCGCGCCGCCCTTGTCGACTTGGCCCGCATGGACCCGGCGAGCGAAGATCTCAGCGGCGAGGGTCGGCCAATCAGCCATGTGAGCCTCTATCCTTGGAGGGGGCCGGCAGTCGCAGCGGATCGCTCGGCATCTCACCTTTGTCGTAAGCGAGCTGTAGCGCCGGCTCGGCCCACTGGCCCATGGTGCGCCCGTTGGGCAGCACGACGTGGCTCAAGAAGGCCTGCTCGACCGTTTCGATGCCGTTCTCGATCGCCTCGCGCTTCGCCTTGATGGTGAGGAGCAGGGCGCGCCAGCGGGACCGGCGCACCTGGTCGTTCGCGTTGCCAGCGATCGGCACCACGATCTTGATGAGCCGGCCGGCGAGCATGAACATGACGATCGCCTCGAGGTAGTCGTCCATGGTGATGACGCGCGTCGCCTTCGCCGCCTTCAGCAGCTTCTCGATCTCGGCCCGGCTCTGCGCGATCGGCACCTTTGTGGTCTCAGCGTAGGCCATCGCTCAGCGATCCTCCGGCTTCACGAGATGCAGCTTCGACCGGCCGACAGGTTCGGACGGGTCCACGGGGACGAAGAATGCGTTCAACTCCTCCTCCGTGGTCACGCCGCCTCGGGCGTTGATCATGTCGCGGAGAAGGATGACCTTCGCGCCCGAGACCAAAGGCCCGCCAGACAGGACCGAGGCATCGCGCGCCAGCACCTCGTAAGTGCGCTTGTTGCGGGTGTCGCGGACGCGCTCGCGCAGGGGGACGGGATCGTGCTCCGTACTCATCGGGTCGGCTCTGCTTCGAGGGGTTGCGCGAGGCCGCTGCGGACCTTGGCATCATGGCGGGCGCGGAAGTGATCGACGGACTTGCCGAGGATCCGCGACAGCTCTCGGCGCTCGCACTCGTCGACCGAAAAGCCCTTTGCCGCGCAGTAGGCGAGCAAGGTCGTGCCGATGCCGCCGACCTCCTGGGGCGGTTGGCCGGGCTCCTTGCCGTAGACGTGCCCGATGATCTCGAAGAGCCGGGCTCGGCTGATCCCTTCGGCCTGCGTCAGCTCGGCGGCCTCCTCGAAGAACCGCTCGACGCGCTCAACCACACCGACAGCGCCCTCGCCCCAGCAGCGGACGACCCAATCGCGAACCTGCTCCTGGCGATCGTCGCGGCTGTTGGCGGCATACCGCGAGCCATCAGGCGAGCCGCTGGCGGGCCTCGCAGAGCGTGAAGGCCTTCGGGCGCTGGCTCTACGGCGACACGGCCGGCACCGGCCTGCTCGAGGTGAGCGAGAGCGCGTTCGGCGAGGACGGCGACCCGCTGCGCTTCCGTGCCGAGAGCTTGCCGGCACAGGGCTTCCCGGCGCGCCTCGCGATCCCGCGGGCGGATTTCGACTTCGCGCTCGGCGTGGGCGGTCTCTCCGCCGACCCGACGATCTCCGATCCTCGCGTGCTGATCTCGTGGTCCGACGATGGCGGCCGCACCTGGAGCAACCCGCTCTCCCGTCCGCTCGGACGCCAGGGCGAGAGCCGCACCCGCATCAATCTCCTGCGCACCGGCATGACAGGGCCGCAGGGCCGGATCTGGCGCGTCGACGTCTCAGATCCGGTTTACTGCGCCCTGCTCGGGGGCGCGATGGCAGTCGAGGCCCGCACCGAATGAGCACCGATCCCAAAAGCATCAAGCCTCCCGGCCTTCTCTCTGCGCAGGCGCCGGTCTCCGTCGGCCCGAACGGCGCGATCTCCGCCGAGTGGTTCAAGTTCATCGCCGGGCTGCTCGCCTACGCGGTGGCGCTCGAAGCCCGCATCGCCGCCCTGGAGGCCTGACCGTGGCAAGCATCTTCTCTGGCAAGGCCGGGCGTCAGGCCGCGATATGGGGCGCGCAGCAGCTTCAGCAGGGCGAGACCGAGGCGAAGGACGCCCTCGACCAGGGGCTCGGCTTCGCCAAGGACCAGTACGGCAAGGCCGCTGGCCTCTTCGAGAACCTCGCAGGTGATTACGCGGGCGGGTCCAAGCTTTATCAGGACGCCACCGGCGCCAACGGGACCGACGCCGCCACTGCGGCGCGCTCGGCCTTTACCGCGTCGCCCGGCTACACCTTCAACATGGACCAGGGGATGCAGGCCTTGAGCCGCGCCCGCGCGGTCAACGGTACGGTCGCTTCGGGCAACATGGATACGGACGCGATGAAGTTCGCCTCCGGCCTCGCCGCGCAGGACTGGAACAACTGGCTCGCGAACCTCGCGAACCTCGATACGAAGCGCTACGGCGCGGTCTCGGGGCAGGCCGGGGCGGAGACCGGCCTCGGGAACGTCGGCTTCCAGACCGGCGTGGCGAAGGCCGGGGTCTCGACCGACACGGCGAAGGGCCTGTCCACGGTCGGACAGCAGGTACTCATGGCCGGGCAGCAGGCGGCCGAGAACCTGCTCGCGGAGGGCGTCGGTGCGCTGTCGGGCAACCCTGCCGCGCTGAGCAACGTCGGCAAGAACCTCTCCTCCGCCTTCTCGATCTTCGGGTGACGCGATGAACGGTGCGACCGTCTTCCAGATGGTGTCGGGCCTCGGCGATGCGTTCGGCAGCGGCTATTCCGACGCCCGCAAGCAGGCGCAGGAGGACGAGGCTCCGACCCTGATCTCGAACCTGATGAACGCGTACAAGGGCGGCGGCGGTGCCGGCGAGCGGTCTCGGTGTGCCGACGGCCGCGCCCACGGCTCCTGTCGCGCCTTCCAGCACGCCCGCCGCCCTTCCGTCCTTCGCGGGCGGTGGCGGCGCTCCCATGCGCGTTCCGGACAGTGGCTGGGAGATCGAGACCCGCTTCGTCGACTCGCTGAAATCGGGCGGACTGACCAACCCCTACGGCCTCGCCGCGATGGCGGCGTATGCCGGGCGGGAGAGCGGCTACAAGCCCAGCAACATCACCGGCTCCTGGGCCGATCCGAGCGAGAGCGGCCAGCCCGGCACTTCGGGCGGCATCCTGTCGTGGCGCGGCGACCGGTTCGCGAACATGCGTCGCCTGACGGCCGGGGCGAAAGATCCGGTTGCGGCGCAGGCGACCTTCGCCCTGACGGAGAACCCGCAGCTGACGCTCGCCCTCCAGAACGCGAAGAGCCCGGAGGAGGCGAACCAGTTGATGGCGAACGCTTGGCGGTTCGCCGGCTTCAACCGGCCCGGCGGCGAGTTCGCGGCTCGGCTCGGCTCGACGCGCCTGTATCTTGCGCGTCTCGGCGGGGCACCGACGGCAGGGCCAACCTCGCCGCAGCGCTCGTCCGTCGCGGTCGCGGAGAACGAGGCCGACGTGCAGGCGATGGAGCGCGAGATGGGCATGGTTCCGTCGGCGCCGCGCCAGGTCGCCTCGGCTGAGCCCGACGCCGCCAACCTGCCCGCGGTCGGCGCGCAGCCGGCCGGCTTCGTCGTTCCGCAGGGCGGCGCGCCGGCCGCGCCGTCTCAGGCTTCCGGCGGCTTCCCCGGCGGCACGGCCACCCGCATGACGCCGGAGCTTCAGGGCGCCCTCAACGCGGCGTGGCGCAACCCGAACACCCGCGCGATGGCCGGGCATATCTTCGGGCAACTGCTCGAGGGTCAGGACAACGGCTGGGACATCAAGGAGATCAACGGGCAGAGTTCCTGGGTGAACACCCGAGACGGCCGAATCCTCCCCATCGGGCAGGCCAAGCGGAACACCGCGACCGTCGGCAACAGCCTCGTCGATACGGCGACGGGCGAGGTGCTGTACTCGGCTGCCGAGAAGCCGACCACCGTCTCGCCCGGCAGCGCCTTGGTGGGGCCGGATGGGCGCGTGGTCTATCAGGCGCCCAACGCCGACAGCGCCAAGCTTCAGAACGTGCCGGCTGGCACGACCCTCTTCGATCCGGTCACCCGCCAGCCGATTTACACCGCGCCGCGGGCAGAGCGGGATGAGGGCGACAAGGTCCGCGATCAGGTCGCCGCCCGTGAGCAGGAGGCGAAGCGGCTCGGGCTGGAGCCGGGCACGCCGAAGTTCGAGAGCTACGTGCTCACCAGCAAGATCGGCCACGACCAGGAGCTTTCGGCGACCGACAAGAAGGCGATCATGGAGGCCGAGGAGTCGGTGCTCTCCGCGCAGAACGCAATCGAGGCGCTGAACCAAGCCAAGGCGATCTCCCCGAAGGCCTATGTGGGGCCGACGGCCGGCATCCGCGGTTACGCGACGAGCTTGGTCGGCAGCGAAGCCGGCGAGGCGACTCAAGAGATGGAGAACATCGTCTCCACGAACGCGCTCGGGCAGTTGAAGGCGATCTTCGGCGGCAATCCGACCGAGGGTGAACGTAAGATCCTTCTCCAGATCCAGGGTTCGGCATCGCAGCCTGACGCGGTGCGCCAGAAGATCTTCGATCGCGGCATTGCGCTCGCGCAGCGCCGCCTCGAGTTCAACCAGCGGCGCGCTGAGGACCTGAAGGGCGGGACGTTCTATATGGCAGAGGGCAAGGACGCGCCGCGCGTCTCCGGCTCGCCACCGTCTCTGCCGGTGAAGGTGACGCCCTCCATGAAGCCGGAAGACATCGTGAAGCGCTTCCCGAGTGGGACGCGCCTGATCCTCCCTGATGGCTCGGAAGGAAGGGTGCCCTGATGGCCGATGACCTGTGGGCCGAGTTCCGCGTGAAGCCGACGGCGGCCCCTGAAGCCGCATCTGCGCCCGCCCCTACCCCCGCCGAGGATCAGTGGGCGGCGTTCCGGGCCAAGCCCGAGACGGCGCCTGCCCCCGAAAGGGTGAGCGGATCCGCTCCCGCGCCTGCTTCGCCGGCTCCTGCCGCCGGCAGCGAGGCCGCCGCGGTCGGTCGTGGTCTCCTCAACGATGTGCCCGTCGTTGGCCCTTATCTGCTCGGTGGCGTGAATCGCGCGGCGGCGGCGGTTCGGGCACTCCAGAACGGCACCACCTTCCCGGAAGAGCTCAAGAGCTCAAGAACGTCGAGGCGTTCGGCGAGGCCACGGCGAAGGAGAACCCTTGGTCGAGCACGGGCGGCGAGTTGGCTGGCGGCGTGATCGGCACGGCACCGCTCGTGGCCGCGGCACCGGCCGCGTTCGGCGTGTCGGGCGCCTCGCTCCCAGTGCGCATGCTGGCCTCGGCCGGCTCCGGCGCTGGCTTGGGCGGCGCCGACGCCGCCGTGCGCAGCGAGGGCGACCTGGGCTCAGCCGCGACGGGCGCGGTGATCGGTGGCGCCCTCGGCGGCGCGGGCCCCGCCGTCGCGCGGGCGTCGGCAAGGCGGTTCGGGCCTTCTCATCGCGCGGACGCAGCAACGGCATCGTGCAGGAGGCGCTTGAGGGGGTCAGTGAGAAGGACCTTGAGTCGGCGCAGTTCCTGATTGAGCAGGCCCGCGGCTTGCCGGGCGGTGGCGTCGCGCTGACGCTGGACGAGGCGTTGAACGCCGTCACCGGCGGGCAGGCCACGCGCGCCTCGCAACTCGCCCGCGTTGTCGGCAACTCCGGCGGCGAAGGCGGCCGGATCATGAACGAGTTCTATGCCGCGCGCCCGGCCTCGGTGGACAACGTCGGCAAGAGCGCTTTCGACCGGGTGGCCGCGCCGAACCTGAAGCCGACCGATGTGGGCTTCGACATCCAGGATGCCGCACGAGCCGGTGTCGCACAGACCCCCGAGGGGCAAGTCCTGAGTGCCGCACGCCGAGCACAGGCTCCAAGGATCACGTCGGAGCAGGCGGGGCAGGCGATCCAGACGGATCTCGGCGGCGTGCGGGCACTGCGTGAGGCGGCGCGCGACGCGCGGGCGAACGTCGATTACCGGTTGGCCCGTGAGGCGCCGGAGAACGTCGGGATCGAGCGCACGATCACCGTCGAGCGTCCCGGCGAACCGGTGATTACGCAGCCCGGCGGCGCGCCGCGCTTCAGCGAGGCGGCGCCGCGCCCGCTGGATCCGCCGCCGGTCGTCGAGGCCTCGGCCTCGGCGGGCGAGGAGAGCTTGGCCCGCTTCGTGGCCCGGCACGGGGGCCTGCGGCTCGACGGCGACGTGATCGCCACGGACCTCCACCGCTTCAACATCCCCGGCATCGGCAACGTCGCGCGCGTGGGCGGCAAGGGAATCGACAACTTCTGGCGCGAGCGCCTGATCGAGGCCGGCTACTTCCGCGCTGACCCAGACGGCGGCGCGGCGCGCGATATCTCCAGCGAGCTGCTGCGCAAGCTTCAGAACGAGCAGCGCGGGTATCCGAGTTCCCCCCTTGATGGCGGGCGGCAAGCCGCATCGGCACGGGGGCGGCAGGGTCAGGTGACGGACGAATACCGGGCGGCCCTGTCTCAGGCGGAGAGCCGCCTCGACGAGGCGCTGAGTAACGCCGGCGTGCCGCCCGAAACGCTGCACCCTGAGATCTGCAGCCGCGTCCTCGGCGGGCTGATGCGCGGCGAGCACATTGATCCGCTTGATGCCTACGAGCGCACCGTCGCGGCGATGGTCGAGCCGCCCGCCCCTTACGTGAAGAGCACGACCATCGCGGAGGAGATCCCGGACGTCCGCTTTGGGCAAGTCGACCCGCGCGGGGCAATCGAGGCGGTGACGGATCTGAACCGGACCGCCAAGGGCGATGTCCGTGGCTCGCTGAGCTCGTTCGGCCGTGACCTGCGCGGACCCGACGGCGATCTCGACCTGACCGTCGCGGGCAACCTGCGTGCCCGCGAACGCCAGGACATGCGGATCAAGCGCGCCGAGGAATTCGGCGACGCCACGAAGGTCCGCGACCTGACCATCGGACGCCGGGCGCTGGACGCCTCGCTGAAGCAGGTGCCCGAAGTGGCGACGGCGGACGCGAACTTCGCCAGGAACTCGGTACCGCTGGCCTCGTTCGAGCGCCCCAACGGCCCGCTGAACCGGATCACGGCGCGCGAGAACGTGCCCGGCGCGGAGCCCGGCCCCTTTCGCACGCCGGCCGAGCAGGTGCCCGAGGCGATCACCGGGCCGACGGCGCTGCGCGAGGCGCTGACGAACGGTGGCACGGCGACCCGCCAAGCGGCCGAGCGGCGGCTCTCCACCCAGATACTGGATGCTGCCACCGACGCGAGGGGCGACGTCTCGGCCGAAGCGCTGCGCAAGGCGATGCGTGAGAGCGCCGACGCACTCGACCAGATGCCGGCCCTGCGCGACCGGCTCTCACACCTCGTACTCGCTCGCGAGGGTATGGTTCGCGTCGAAGCCTCGCCGCTCGGCCGGATCGCCGAGCAGCCGAACGTGAAGAATGCCATCTCGGCGCTGTTCCCGGCCAATCCGCTCGCGAACTCGCAGGAAGAGATCCGCTCGGCCGTCCAAGCGCTCGCCCGCAACAATCCCCGGGCGGCGCGCGAGACGGTTCGGATTTACATGGAGACCGTCTTCAACGAGGCGACGGAGCAGGTGCGCGGCGTGGCCCGGCAGTACGGCGGCGCTGGCTTCGCTTCCGCCGTGCGCGGCAACGGCCAGCAGCGCCACAACCTTGAGGCGGCGATCCGCGCGCTGCCCGATGGTGACACGCTCTGGACTGGTCTCGACCGGATGATGACGACGCTGGAGGCGACCGGTTACCGGCCGCAGAAGGGGTCGGACACGGCGTTCAACCAAGCGATCCAGGCGCGCTTGAAGGAGGGCACCGGCACAGTCGGGCAGGCGATTAACGACGTGGTGTCCGGGGCGGCGGCAGGCGCGGCCGTCGGCGGTCCATCGGGCGCCCTCGGCGGTGCCGTCGTCGGGGGGCGCCGCGGTGGCGCGAAGGTGCTTCAGGAGAGTCGCGTCCGCCGGGACAGCGAGACGATCGCGCGCATCCTCACCGACCCGAAGGCCCTGTCGATGATCCGATCCCTGTCGCGCCAGGATCCCGGCAGCCGCAGCGCTGAGATCCTGACGAACAAGCTGCTTCAGATCGGAGGGCGCGGGGTGATCTCAGCGAGTCAGCCGTCGGAGCCGACGCGCTGACACATCGCGGCAGTGCTCGCGGATCGAGAAGGCGAGCGCCGGGACGGTGAAGGCCATCACGACCGCGAACACGGCGACTTCTCCGACCTTCGATGAGGCCCATTCGATCAGATCCGGCACCGTCGCATGCAGCCCGGCCCGTAGCGCGAGCATGATGGCGGTGAACAGGACGAAGCAGAGGGCGACTTCGAGGCGGCGCGGCATAGGCGGCACGGTAGCACGGCCGCACCGTGCCGCCAGCCATCCCCCCTTGACCCGACGGGCAAAACCCGCGAATTGATCACTGTGCCGCGCCTTACGCGCTGGCCCTGACCAAGCCCCGCCCCCGTGCGGGGCTTCGTCGTTTCAGGCTCCCCCACATGCTCAAACCGCTCGCCGCCGGGCTCGCCCTCGCGCTCGGCCTGATCTCGGCTGCCTCGGCCGCCGAGTCGTGGCCGAAGTCGCGCCAGCAGATCCTCGACGCGTCGGGTCGCCCCCTGCTCGTTCCGAGCGTGGCGTTTTTCGCTGCCGGTACCACGACGCCGCTCGCGGTCTACTCCGATCCCGCGCTGACGAAGCCTCTCGCCCAACCGGTCAAGGCGGACGGAACCGGCCGATTCCCGCGGGTCTACCTGCCGACGGCGCTCTATGCCGAGCGGGTCACCGGCCCCTACGGTGACGTGCTGTGGTTTGATGACGGTCTCGGCTACGTGCCCCCGACCACGGGTGGCGGCGGCGGTGGCGGCACGATTGATCCGACCGCGATCGCCGCGACCGGTGACGTGAAGTGGCGTATGGACGCCGGGATCATGCCGGGCTGGGTGCGGATGAACGGCCGGACGCTCGGCGGTGCCGGGTCAGGCGCGACCGAACTCGCCTCTGCCACCGCCTCGGCCGCATTCGCCTATCTATGGAACACCTTCCCCGACACAGTCGCCTCGGTCGTCGGCGGGCGCGGCACCTCGGCTTCGGGCGATTTCTCGGCCGGCAAGCAGATCGTCATCCCGACGATGCAGGGCCTTCTCGCCGGCGGCCTCGACGACATGGGTTCGAGCCCGGCCGGACGGCTCCAGACGATCACAGGGCTCACTCTGACCGCCGGCTCGACCACGGCTGCCGCCTTCAGCGCGAACCGCCTCGCCATCGGTATGACCGTCATCGCTCCCGGCATTTCCGCCGGCACCACGATCACGGACATCAACGGCAACATCCTCACGCTCTCCCAGCCCGCAGCCGCTGGCTCAAGCGGGAACGTGATCGGGGTGCGGTTCTCGGCGCTGGGCGATGCGCAGGCGCCCGGACAGATCGGCGGCGATTCCCTGATCAGCCTGTCCAACAAGAACTTGCCGGCGGCGCTGCCGGGCGGCTCCGTGACCGTCGATTACCCGGCCCATGCGTACATCACGCACGAAGAGCTTGCGACGGCCTCGCTGAGTACTTCGTCCGGCTCCTCGCCCGTGATCAATCTGCAAAAGGGCCTCAAGAACGATCTGACCGCCCCGCCGAATGCGAAGGTTTTCGGGTTCAGCATTTCGAACCCCGGTGGCGGACTGCCGGTCTCGAACCTCCCGCCGACCCGCCTCGGCACCTTCTATCTGAAGCTCTGACGCCATGCCGTCCTTCATGAACACGCTCGGCGCGGTCTCCCGTCGGGGGCAGTGGCGCTTCCGCCACGTTTTCCGCGCCGGAGACGCGCGGGGACGGCTCGACCTGACCGATGCCGGCCTGATCGACTTCTCGACCTGCTCCGATGTCGCGCTTGAGGTGACGCCCCGCGCGCCGCATCGCGGCGGTTGCGCCGGGCGGGAGCCGCTCCCGCTGCTGGCAGCCTCGCTCGCGTCCGGCACCCTGGTCGTCTCAAACCCGGGCCTCGTCGAAGCGGTATTCCCGGCAGGCTCGCTCAATGACGTCCCGCCCGGCCTCTACGATACGCGGGTCTTCGTCACCATCGGCCCGGAGACGGAAGAGGTCTTCTGCGAGCCGGTCGAGTTTGCCTGAGGAGGTCCCGCCATGCCGAGCTACCCGATCCGCCCGACGTTCCCGATCGATGTCCGCTCGCCCACCGGAACGGCGAAGATTGGCAGACAGGGCACGGCGGTGACCGTCGATGTCAGCGGCGACCAGATCGTCAACGCTCTGCCGCCGACATCAGGCCAGTTTTTCGGGGCGCTCGAAGCGGCATTCCCCGGCTCGACCGCCACGGTGCAGGCCTCCGTCCCCGCCGATGTGACGAGCGCGATTCATCGGGCCTACCAGACGACGGCCTTCGTCACGCCGGGCTGCGCGCTCCTCGTCTTCGTCCAGGCAACCCTCAATCTCAGCGACGCGCAGGTCTCGAGCCTGCTCGCCGCTGCCGCTCTCCAGCCGAAGTGAAAGGCCTTCACATGATCCGTTCGTTCCGCGCGGTCTTCGCCGCTCTCGCGGTGGCCGTCGGCTGCGTGGCCGCGGCCCCTGCCTCGGCACAGACCTATACGGTGCCCGAGATCGGCTTTCAGGACAGTGGGACGTGCCCGCAGCTCGCCATCCGTGACCGCGGCTCCAAGACGATGGTGCCGTTCGGATGCGTCCTATCCGGCGGCCTGGGGTTCCGATCCTTCCCTGCGATGCTGGCGGTGAATGGCGTGTCGCCGCTCGACGTGTCGCTTTCGAACCGCGGAGGCGCCAGCAACGGGACATACAAGAACCCGAACGCCGTGCGTATCGGGGCCGGCAACATGGTGTCCTTCTGCCCGGCCCTGTCGTGCCTGTCGGGGGACAATGATGCTTCCCCGACCAACGATCACCAGCGCGCGTCGCTCTTGGTCTCGTCGACCACGCAGGACGACGTCCATAGCCAAGAACAATCGTTCGCGGTGATCACCACCATTGATAAGGGCCGGTTGAAGACCTGGGCCCAAAATACGGCGTACACCGCTCGCGACAACGTCAAGAACGGAGAGAACGTCTATCGAGTGGCGGCCAACTGCACGTCATCCTCAACCGGCGGGGGGCCTACGTCTCTCGCCTCGTCCGGCATTGCCGATGGCTCGTGCTCGCTCGGCTGGATCAACTATGCCGGCCTCAACGCAAAGGCAGGTTCGTATTTCGAGACGAAAGTCGTTGATGGCGCTGGTTCTGCATGGGGCGCCGCATTCAACTATCACCTCGACACAAATCCCAATATCCAAAATGGGTTTTTTCCTGGCCTAGAAGTCGATTACGCTAACACGAGCGGTATCGACTGCCTTATCCCCACCGACTGTACTTCTGTTCGCGTCGGTATCGCAGGGAACGGCATGATCACCCATGGCATGCAGATCACCGGAGACGGCTTCACGCGGAACAGCACTCAGTACAATTCGATGCTATGGGCGCTCCGCATCAATGGCGAGCATGTCGCGCAAGAAGCTTCCATTGAGATCGACAGCCAATCGAAAGTCGGCATAGGCTTTGGAACCTCCGGCATCGGCACCAATACTCATTCGGTCGCGACGATCAAGGATGCGACCACGAGCCCGACCAGCATCGAGATCGCGGGGAGCCATACCGTCGGACTCAATTTGAGCGGCACGTTCAGTTCTTTCGCCCTCGCCTCCAACAATTTCCTGCTCTACGGCGACGGCTCGGTCCGGATGAGCAACAGCAACGCCTCCACGTCGGCAGCGACGGGGGCATTGCAGATTCCCAATGGCGGCTTGGGCGTCGGAGGGGCCGGAAACTTCGGAGGATCGCTGGCGGGCTCTTCGGTGAAGGCGACGGCAGGCGGCACGACCTATCAGGTGCTTGTCGATTACGACACGACTGCAGATGCTGGACGCATCCAATCAACGCATAATGGTGCGTTCAACACCGAGTTGCGACTTAACCCTGGCGGCGGCGCGGTCTCGATTGGCCCGAGCCTACTGCGAGAAACGTCCGCGCCGCCTTCCTCCTCGGGATCAGCCTGTGTCATCGGCACGAGAACCTGGGACGCAAGCTACGAGTATCGCTGCGTAGCCACCAATACATGGAAGAGGGCC